CGCCCGGCTCAGGAATGGTCATAGCCGCACCTCGTAGTTGGCCGGTACAAGTAGCTTGAACTCAGTCCACAATTCTCCCGATAGGCCAGCCAGTTCCAGCAGTTCGGCGCGCTCCCGCGAGGCCAGCCACCACGACAGAAGTGAGCCAACTGCGGGCCAGACGAACAGTGCCTTGCTATTTCTCTCGCCCGCGCCCGGCGCGCCGCTCACCGGGACACCTCGGGCCCGAAGGTTTCGATGAGGTCGCTAAGGTGCTGCTCGGCGAGGTCGGCACGCGCCTTGACGGCACGGCGATTAGCGGTCATGTCGAGCGCACGTTCGTAGGCGAGCCGCACGCACCGCTCCATCGTGCGCCACCAGAACTTGTGAAAGTAGAGGCCGCCGCCGTAGTGCCCCTGACAGACGGGCCAGAGGCAGACGTGGACCCAGTTGCCGCCCACGCTGATGTAGTAGTCGCCGACGCGCTTGCCCTCTCTCATCCGTCCCTCCCCGGCGGGCTCGCGCCCCCTGTTGGTCCGTCCTCCCCGGCGCGCCCCGACGCCAGCACGGCCAGCACTGCATCAGCGTCCAGTTCACATTGCTGGATTGTCGGCGTGAACCCGCGACGGTGCGCCACCTCGTACAGCGCGTGCGCCAGTTGTTCGCGCGGGGGCGCCGCCCGCCGATTCCACGCCGCGACGGCGAGGCGTTCGCCTTCTGGCCCCGCGCGGCCTTTGCAATCCCACGGCGCGTACACTTCTGGCGACAGGTCGCAGTCAGGGTTGCGGCAACTCACGACCATTGCCCAGCCGGAGCGGTTATCGGGTGTGTCGTCCAATCGCACGCCCGCCTCGCCGCCGCAGAAGGGGCAAGGGAGCAGTCTCGGCCCTGGGGCCGCCGGGCCGCTCACCGCGCCACCAGCAGGTCGAGCTGCTTGAGCGCGATGCGGGCAGCGCGTTCAGTGCGGAAGTACGCGAGCAGTTCCAACACGCTCCCGCGCAGCGAGTAGAGCGCGACGCGCTTGAGACCAGGCAGGTGCCCGATGCCAAGGTGCGCGAATGTCTCCGGCTCCATCCCGTTCGCCTGCCGCTGTGCCGTCCAGGCGTGACCATTGAACTTCATCGTCCGTCCTCCCCGGCGCGCCCCGACGCCAGCAAGATCACGTCCGCGATTGTCTCGGCGGCGTCTTGGATGTATGCCTTGCGATGCGCTGGCGTGCCGCGACTGTCGAATCCGTCGAGTTGTTCGACCAACACGCGCACCAGCGTCTCGCGGTCGCTCGCGGGGGCCGCCGCCAGCCGCCGCAGCGCAGCTTCGATGGCGCGTGCCACCTTCTGCTCCGCGATTGTCAAACCGCCGCAGCACGCCCCGTCCCAATCCTCGTCCTTCGGGCGCAGCGCCACGACGAGCGCCATGATCTCGTTCACGGCCCGCGCTTGGTCGCCCGCGCCCGGCTGCCGACGGTTGCAGGCCGCCACGGCTTCCTCGCGCGTGTCGTACAACCGCCCACTCGACACGCCGCACCGTCCCTGCCCACGCTCGTTCGTGCAGGCCCACATAAACGCGCCCGGCGACGGTTCGAGAATCCCCACCGGGCCGCCGCAGTACGCGCAGGGCAACAGCGTTTCGCCCGCGCCCGGCGCGCCGCTCACCGCCTCCTTAGCGAACATCGCTTCCAGTTCGGCTTTCTTGGCTGCGTATTCTGGGCTCATTGGCTCATGCCTTCCACCATTGCTCATCCGTCCCTCCCCGGCGGGCTCGCGCCCACCCGCTCAACGATTTCGTGCCGCGTGCTGCGCCCGCACGTCGGGCACCAGTAGTCGCAATGCGTGACCCACGGGGCGAGGCCGTAAAGCAGCGCGCCGCAGTCCACGCAGCGGTGCGCGTGCATCACGCCTCCGGCGCCACGGCCGCCAAGGCCGCAGCAACGTGCTCGGCCCACTTGGAGCGCGGCATAAGGTTGTGCGGGCTGCATAGGCAGTGGCCGTTGTTGTACTCACCGCCCGCTTCGCATCTTCGAGTATGCGGGCAGCGGTAGGTACGGCTTCTGGTCTATGGCCCAGGTTGTGGTCATTTGTGGAAATGCAATCGGCTTCATCGGGACACCTCGCGCAGGGCGCGCACGATCCCCGGCCACTCGGCCGTCCACCAGGCGCGCAGGTCGTCGGGCTGGTAGGGGAGGAACTTCGCCACGTGCAGCGCGCAGCACCAGCACGCCTGGCGCCATTCATCGTCGTCGCGCGCGGCGTCGCGGACCACGGCGAAGATCGGCTGGTCGAGCGCCCACCGCGACCGGTAGCCGCGCCGGATCGCCTCATAACCGAGCCCGGACTGCAGGATCTTCCCGTAGTCGAGCGCCCGGATCGCGGGCACCTTCCCGTCGAGGACGATGTCCGGCACCGGGTCAATCATGACGGTCTGCGGCCCGCGCTGCATCATGTTCTCGAGCGTCGGATCGCCGTGCGTCCCGCAGTAGTGGTGCGGGGCGACGGTCAGCTCGGCCCACCACGGGGTCAGCTCGGGCGGCAGGTGGTCGAGCCGCGGCACCCAGGGGCCGGGACGCAGCGGGGGTTCGGCCCAGACGGGGGCCAGGGCGTCCACGACGCGCTGGGCGGCGTCGCGCGGGAACGCCCCGATGACGAGCCCGGGCTCGAGCAGCTCCATCATGTACCCGGCGCGGCCGTCGTGGCGGTCGCGCCAGACGCCGACGCGGACCAGGGACGGGTAGTCGCGGTCCTTGAGCCAGTGGTACTGCGCGTGGAGCCGCCGGACCACACGCGGGTCGTCGCTCCACTTCAGGATTTCGAACCGCGCCCCGGACGCCCCGGTCACAGGACGTACCCGGCGGCCCGGGCGTCGCGGGCGAACATCCGCACGGTCTCGAGCGAGAACTCGGTTAGGTTCTTTCCGGTCAGGCCGGTCTTCGCGAGCAGCTCGGGCGCGACCGTAATGATGTGGACGCCGACCGCCGCCGCCTGCTGGACGTTCAGCAGCTCGCGGGACGAGGCCCAGAGAATCTCGGTCTGCGGCTGCTCGGCGAACAGTTCGAGCGCCCGGGCGAGGATCGGCGTCGGGTCGCGGCCCGTGTCGGCGATCCGCCCGGCGAAGATCGACACGATGGCCGGGGTGTTACACGTCGCCAGGGCGCGGCGCACGTCGGCCGCCTGCGACGACGTGAAGACCGCCGTCACGTTGACCCTGATGCCCTCGAACGCGAGCGCCCGGACGACGCCGAACGTCGAGACCCCGTAGGTGTCGGTGACCGGGATCTTCACGTACACGTTCGGCCCGAACCGAGCGAGCAGGCGAGCCTGGCGCAGCATCTCGGCCGGGTCGTCGGCGATCACCTCGAACGAGATGGGGCGCCCGTCGGCGACGGCCACCGCGTCTTCCACAAAGCTGAGGTAGTCAACGACCCCGGCCGCGCGCATCAGGGTCGGGTTCGTCGTGAATCCCGCGATGGTGCCGCCCGCAGGCCATACCCGCATGATGGGCAGCTGGGCGGTGTCGAGAAAGATCTTCGTGTTCACATCAACCTCCCACGGATGGCGTCCACGGCCAGGAGCAGGTCCATGCTGTCGTTCGTGCGCACCTTATACCGGTACGGAATCCCCGCGCGCTCGGCGGCCTCGGCGTCGGTCGGCCGGTCACCGATCAGGACGGATCGCGACAGGTCGTAGTCGCCGACCCAGGCCGCGGCGCTGATCAGACCGGGCCGGGGCTTCCGGCAGCCGCACCCGGCGTCGGGGTGGTGGTAGCAGGTGAAGTAGGCCGCGGCCCCGACGAACCGCGCGATGCGCCGCGAGACCTCGTCGGCAAAGTCCCGCGTCACGATCCCGCGCGGCACGTCGGGCTGATTCGACACGATCACGATGTCGAATCCCGCGGCGCGCAGCCGGTCGCACGCGATCCCGGCCCCGGGAAGGAGCTCGACCTCCTCGAAGTTGCGCGGCGGCCGGGTCGTCGGCTGGCCATCTTTTCCCTCGATGGCGTAGCAGCGGTTGAGCACGCCGTCCCGGTCAAGGAACGCGGCCTTCTGCAGCGATGTCATCGGAACATTTCTCCTCGTGGTAGTGGTACCTGGACCGCGTAGTCCGGTCCCGGTTCGTTCGGCAGGCGGAGCGGGGCGGCGGCCACGCCGTCCAGCAGGAGGCGGGCGATCTTCACGAACCAGGCCTGCCACTCGGCCGGGTCGTCCGCGCGCACGGGCCAATCCGACCGCAGGCTGACGGGGGCGCGACCCGGTATGATGATCCGGAACAGGATGTCGTCGCTGACCACACTGTTCCAGACCGACACGACCGTTTCCTCGGGCAGCCCGGCCCGGCGAAATGTCGCGCGCAGGGTTTCGCTTAGCACGTCGGGCTGGCGGATGCGCATCGTGAAGAGCGGCGGCGCGACCGGCGCCACGGCGGCCCGCTCGTCGGCGAGATAGATGCCCGCCGCGTGAAAATCATCGAGCAGGGCGTCGGTATCAGCCGCCGGTTCCGGGGGCGGTGGGCACATGTTCCCGGCGCTGAGCACGCTGGCGCCGCCCCGGTCGAAGAGGTTCATGCGGCCCCGGTGATCTTCGCCCGGAGGCGCTTCAGGTCGTGCGACGTGAACTTTAAGGGGTGCGCGGACCCCGGCCCAAACTGGGCGTGCGTTGCCGCCATGATGCTGGCGTCATCGGCCCCAAGGGCGATCATCGCCCGGGCCAGGGCGGTCGGCCCGGCGACCGGGGCTGCCGGTGCCTGGGTCACTTCAGAAGGCCGAACGGCCGGAGGCGCCGCGTCGTTCCCGTCGGCCAACGATACGAGCTGCCGATCAACCGCCGCGGCGACGGCGGCAACCTCGACGGCAGCACCGGCCAACGAGGCGGGGGCACCGATCCCGGCCGCCTCGCCCGGGTCGTCGTTCTCGACCTCGGACGCCGGGAACGGCGGCGGCGAGACGACGGTCGCCGTCCAGCGTTCGAGGTCTACGATCTGCGCCACGTTCGGGTCGGCCGGGACGTTGGCCGCGAGCCCGGCCAGGACGTTCCGGGCCAGCCACGCGCCGACCGGGGGCATCACGGCCTGCGCCGTCTGCGCGTACCGGTTCCCGAGGTTCGGCCCGATGAACTGGTAGTCGGGTGGATACCCGCAGAGGAGCTGCTGCTCAAGCAGGGTGATGTACCGCATCTCGGTCGGGTGGAACTTCGTCGCGCCGCCGGTCAGGGTTGGCGACGGCTTGTCGAAGTCGAGCCTGACGTCCAAGAATCTTGGCCGTCCCTTCACGTGGCCGTGGGCGTTCAGGGTCCACGTGGCGGGCGGATGCGCCGTTTCCCACGCGCGGCGGAGCGACCCGCCGGGCGGCGTCGAGGCGAGGAGCGCGAGGTGCTCGGGATCGCTCGTCGGCAGGGGTGGCGGGGGCGACGGGTCAACGACCTGGCCGGTCAGGATCGGCGCCCAGGCGTCGCGCACCGTTCGTTCGGGACGGTTCCCCGGTTCCGGGTAGTCCCAGGGGATGTCGATCTTGTGGAAGACGCAGAAGAACCGTCGCCGGATCTGCGGCACGCCGAGGTGCGCGGCGTTCAGGAGTACGTACGACGCCGCGTACCCGTATCCGCGGGCGACGGCGGTCAGCTCGTCCACGAGCTCCCGGCCGCGCTTGAACGCGAGCTGGACCGATTCCCAGGCCCAGACCTTCGGCTGGACGACCTCGAGGACGCCGAACGCTTGGTGGATGCAGTTGACCCGGGGATCTTGCCGCCACCAGTCGGCCATGATCCCCTTCTTCTGCGTCGAGATGCCCGCGCCCGAGAACGGCGCGCAGGGCGGGTTGCCGTACACGAAGTCCACCCGTCCGGCATACTCGCGCGATGGCCAGGTGGCCGCGTCCGTTTCGACGCGGAGGCCGGGGTGGTTCGCTCGGGTCGAGGCGACGCCGTACTGCGAGCTCTCAAACTGCGCGAGCACGTCGAACCCGGCGCGCCGGACCCCGAGGGTGAACCCCCCGGCGAAGATGTGGACGCCCAGGGCGGTCGGGCGCGTCACGGCGACATCCGCCACCAGCCGTGGAGCCGCCAGTGCAGCCACCGGAACGGGTGGCGCCAGGGGCTCGGCCGGTTGTAGCTGAGCCGCGTGAAGACGGCGGTCATCAGACCACCCCCGGCAGGCCGCTCGTCGTGGTCGCCGCGTCGGGCACGGTCGCGGCATCGGCGGCCAGCGCCGAGAGCTGCGCCGGGTCGGTCGAGTCGGGCACCGGCGGCTCGGGGGCCGGGACGGGCGCGTGGTTCTTGACGACGGTCACCTTCGGGTGCGCCCGGTAATACCGGACCGTGCCGAGGCGGAGCGTCGGGAACCGGGGCTGCAGCTCGGCGAAGATCTGCGCGTCGTCGAGCCCGCGGCCCACGCCGTCGCGGATCGCGGCGGCGACGCCCCGGTTTGCGGCCGCGAGCGGGGCCGCCGTGCGCTTTGCCGCGGGGGCCGCCGCGGGCGGGGTCTTCTTCTTGACTGCCACTGGAAGCTCCTTCCCCTGTTCGGTGTACCAGGCCGCCTCGAGCGCGTCGCCGACGACCGCATACGGGTCGTCGTTCGCGTCGGGCGCCGTGTTTCGGTTTGCAATGACCCGCCAGGCGCTGGCCACGTCGTTATACGGGCGCGCGGCCAGCGCGGCGAGGGTATCCGCCACGGTATCGTGGAGAACGAACGCGACCGTGCCGAAGAGCGCCGTTCCGACGACCGTGGGTGTGTTCACCAGACTTCCTCGACGGTGAACGTCTTCTCGACCGCCTCGCCCGTCGGGATGGTCTTCCAGCTCTTCACCATGCTAGTGCCTCCGTAAGTTGTTGCGGTTCTCGCGTTCGGGCTGCCAGTCGCTATGCGCCGGGTTGATGCAGGCCCGGCAGTAACACTCGTGGTGCGCGTCGAACCCCGGTGGTCCCATCGGCCCGGTCAGCGGAAACCGGTCGGCGATGGCCTTCAACCACCGGTGAACCCGGACCACGCGGGACCGACCGCCCCACGTGGTCCAGAGCTGCGCGTACCCCTTCGAATCGGTCGCGCCCCGCCAGACCCAGCACGGGGTCGGGAGCGGTCCCGCCACCACGTCGTAGCAGGTCCACCAGCCGTCGCGCGCCGGTCGGACGCGCAGCCGACCGCTAGAACGTCGCGCCACCCGGGGTCTCCGGGGCCGCGGCTTCCGCCGCGCCGTCGGGCACGTCGTCGGCCTTCGAATAGTCGGTCTTCACCTCACCGGCGAGGAGCGACGCCCGGAAGCCCTTGGCCATCTCGTACAGCGGCTTCATGACGAAGCCCGGGATCTCGGCGATGGCGAAGTTGTAGAACGTCCCCTTATCGTTCTTCTGCACCACGGTCGTCAGCTGGTACGCCTTCGCGTACGACGCCGGGGTGATCTGCGTGCCGGGGATCTTCACCATCTGCATCCGCGTGTTCCACTGCCGCGAGACCTTGAGCTTCGTCGAGGTCATCGAGATCAGCGCGGGCGACCACGTGCCGTCGAGCGATTCGACGAGGACGTAGTGTTCCGCCGTGTCGATGATCTCGTTCCCCTCGGGGGTGATCCACTTCCCGGTCGCCTTGTCCAGCGTGGCGCCCGTCTCCTCCCGCGTCTGGTGCGACCCGCGGAACCCGCCGCCCTCCTTACGCGGCACCCACTCGAGGTAGAGCTTGCGGAACATGACCGGGATGACCTTCACCCCGGCGGCCTTCTTGAACAGCTCCCGCGTGACCGTGTTGTAGATGTCGCCCTCCTCGGCCCCGGCGATGTACGCCGGATCACCGGCCTGGCGGACGGGCGACAGCGACTGGACGACCCCGATGAACGGGATCGCCAGGTCTTCCCGACCAACCTGGTCCCGATCCCCGGCGTCGGCCAGCAGGTCGTCGGCCGACGGGGCGGCCTCGAGGTCCATGGGCGCCGGGGGCGGGATCACGGCCGGAAGACCCGCTGCCGTGCTTACCGGTGGCGGGGTCGCCGCCCCCGTGGTCTGGGCCGCCGGAAGCGGCGGCGGGGGCGGCGCGGCCGTCCCGGTGGTCGCCGGAGCGGCGAGCGGTGGGATCGCGGGCGGGGCCGCCGCGGGGGCGGCGGCCGGGACGCGGCCCGTCGCGGTCCCGACGGGGGCGACGGGCGGCTTGGTGGGTTGCGTTGCACCTGGGAATCGTGCCATGGCTACTCTTGCGCTCCTTTCGCGCGGTTGGTGATGACTGCGGTGGTCTCCAGGTGAGCCGCGACCATCGGCGGCAGCGGCTGGCCTTCCTCGAGGCGATCCTTCGCCCACTTCTTGATCGTCTGCGCCGGGACGGTCTCCTTGATCAGGCCGCCCTCGTTATTCGCCCGCAGCCAGGCGAAGAACGCCTGCTCGGACGCCTTCGCCACGGCGGCGTGAACCTCGGCCCGGAGGTGGATCTTGGCCCCCGACGCATGGCTGAACGACCCCTTCCCGTCCGGCCCGACGAGCCCGGCGGCGGCCATCGCCTCAGGGAGGAGCCGCTTTCGAATGTCGTCGTACCGCTGGTTCAGCTGCCGCTTGTCCTCCTCGACCGTCTCGAGCATGTCCTTCAGGTGCAGGAGCTCATCCACGAGCGGCAGGAGCGTGGCGGCCGTGACCGCCGGGTCAGCCGCCGGGGGCGACGCGGCCACGTCGGCGGCCAGCTCCTCGAGGTAGCCCTCGTCCGGGGCCGGGGCGGTGTCAACCACGGGGCGCACCGTCGAGCCGCTGGTACTGGGCGTCGGTGAAGACCCGGTGCGACAGCACGTCCTTCTCCTCGACCGGCTGCTCCTGGAGCTCGAACCGGCGGCCCGGGACGAGGAGGAGGTGCGGGTGCCCCGTGCGGCGGACGACGCGCTCGGCCTCGCGGCGCGCCTCGTCAATATCGGTGAATGGCACGCCCGCGACGAGCGACTCCGACAGGAGCGATTCCTCGACGAGGAACGCGGCGATCTTGTTTCGGTCCACGCGATTCTCCTCGCTATAGGTGAGCTGCTTGCCACAGACCCGGCAGTTAACCTCGATGCGCGGCCCCCACCAGATCGCGTCGAACGACGCGCCGCACAGACAGTAGAAGCGGCGTTGGTGGCGTTCCCCGATCTCGTGGATCATACGGTCCGGGTGTCCACGGGCACCGGATAGTAGACGTGCTCCATGCGGTCCCACTTGAGGACCGTGAACCGCCCGCCGTTGGCGTCGGCCGCGACGGCGCAGGCGATGCCGATGGCTACCGGGTCGCCGATGGCGAGGATATAGTCCGCGTCGCCGTAATCGCGGAGCGCGGCCCGGAGCCGCCGAACGGTCGGGGCGGCGTCCAGGACCACCTGGGCGTCGGGCTCGAGGAGCGGGATTAGGCTGCCGTACTGGAGCGCCGGGAGCAGGTTCTTCGACGGCGATTCCTGGACGACGAAGACCCGCGCGGCGCGGTCCGTTCCGGCCGGGATGCGCGGCGTCATCGGTTCATCGCCTTCTTGACCGCCTCGAGAAGCACATCGCCCTCGACGGTCAGGGACGCCGAACCGATCTGCACAACGACCATTGCGCCCCGGTTCCAATGCGACTGCAGCTTCAGGGTCTGACCGCGGCAGGCGTCCTCGCTGCCGTTGACCTCGTACGCCGTCACCTCGACGGTGACCTTGGGCTTCATGCGTCTCCCCTCTCGCGCGAACACGTCGGCTCGCACGTCGTCCGGCGGGCCGTATCGGTGCCCCGCCGCAGGTGATAGATCGGGGCGCGGCAATCGGGACAGCGCCCGATCTCGCGCCACTCGTGGTCGCCGCCCGGAACCGGGGCCGCCGAGGCGACGGGCCGGGAACCTAGAGCCAGGCCTTCCATGCGTCTCCCGTCACGCTCGCCGCCAGCTGCTGCTTCCGCCGCAGCACGTCGAGCAGCTTAAGGTCCACCGTCTCGTTCATCACGATGTCCACGTAGGTCACCGTACCCGTCTGCCCGATCCGGTGCGCCCGGTCCTCGGACTGGGCGCGCGACTCGAGGCTGAACGAGTTCGAATAGTAGATGACCGTCTTCGCCTGGGTCAGCGTCAGGCCGAGGCCACCGGTCTCGGTCTGCCCGACAAAGAACCGCACGGCCGACCCCGGGTCTTGGAACGCGGTCCGCGCCGTGATCCGGCCCTCCTCGTCCACGCCGCCGTGGAACTCGACCACGGTATCGGGGCCGCACGCCGTGCGCAGGGCCGTGGCGATCAGGTCCAGCTCGGCGCGGAACCGCGCCCAGATGATGACCTTTCCCGGCAGGTCGCCGACGAAGTCCGTCAGCGCCTCGAGCTTCGGGTTCGGCCCCGGGATCGGCTGCACCCCGGCCGGGTACTTGACCGGGATGCCGTTCTCGCCGACCAGGACGCGCTCGAGCGGGACGAAGCCGCCGACGATCTGCTGCAGCCGGAGGAGCTGCGTCAGGACCATCGTGACCGTAATCCGGGGCTGCCCGGCCAGCTCGGCCATCATCTCGTCGCGCATCTGCCGGTAGATCCTGCCCTGCTCGGGCGCCGCGTCCACGGTCAGCTTCTGATAGATCTTCGGCGGCAGGTCGAGGCAGTCCTCGCGCAGAACGCGGAACGAGTACGGCTCGACGAGGCGTTGCAGCTCGTCGAGGTGGGCGTACCCCAGGATCTCGTGGTTGCTGAACCCGCCCATGATCGCGTAGTGGTTCCGGTAGGCGTAGAACGATCCGAACCCGAGGATGTTGGGGTCCAGGAACTTAAACTGCGTGTAGTAGTCGAGCGGCCCCTGCGTGATCGGCATCCCGCTGCAGATGCGGCGGTAGGGCGCCAGACGCCCGAGCTTCACGATGTTCCGGGTCCGCGTCGCGCCGGGCGACTTGATCCGCGACGACTCGTCCACGGTCAGCAGCGTGGGGCCGGTCTTCAGGAACCGGGCGGCGGCCTCGAAGCCGCGGGTCGTCGAGAGGGCCTCGACGTTCATCACCAGCCAGCGCAGGCGTGTGTCGTCCGGCGCCGGGTCGAACACCTCGGCCAGGGCGCGGGCGTGATCGCCTGTGGCGCCGGGCCGCCAGTAGACGGCCTTATAGCGCACGTAGTCGGGCGTGTGGAGCGGCAGCTCGTCGGTGACCCAGTTGGTCTTGACACTGTTCGGCGCGATCACCAGCGCCTGGGTGATCTTCCCCCGGCTGTGGAGCCAGCACGCGGTGTCGATGACGACCTTCGTCTTCCCCGTGCCCTGCTCCATCAGGATCGCGAAGGCCGGTACGTCGCGCGACAGGAGGAAGCAGCGCCGCTGGTGGTCCATCGGCGGCGGCCCGCCGAACTTGTAGTCGGTAACGGGCGCCGGATCGCCGATGATCGCCGCCTTGGCGTCGTGCATCCGGGCGTGCTCGGCCGCGGCCTCGACCACGTACGTCTGGTAGGCGGCCTCGGCGGCCGGGTTCCAGACGGCGGCGGGAAACACCTTCCGCAGATAGGCCAGGTTGCGCCGGGTCGGCTTCGCGGCCCAGGTCTTCGTCTGCCCGTGCCACATGTGGTGGTCGGGAATCCGACGGCAGAGCTCGGCGTTCGCCGTCGAGTACGGCACAGCCAGGCGCAGGAGGCCGTCGCGCAGGTCCACCGTGTAGCCCGAGCGCGTCGGGTACGGAATCCCCGGGAGTCCGATCCCGAGGACGGCGAGCGCCTGCCAGTTTTCCACCGTGTGGGGCACGTACCAGGCGCCCGCCGTCCCGTCAAAACGCCGGGCCGGAAGCGAGCGGATCTTCCCCAGCGTCTCCGCGTCGGGGGCAAACCGGAGCTCGACCTCCTCGCCGACGAGCCGGGCCGCGATCCTAACCACGGGCGCTCCGCAGGTCGTCACGGCGCATCAGCGCGGCCAGCCGGTCCACCACGAGGTCTTCCTCGTTGACGCGCGGGTGATCGTAGGTGATGTCCACGAGGAACCCGGCCACGCGCCGGCTCGTGGCGCTGAGCGAACGTCGCCAGGCCTCGAGCAGGAGCTCTCGCGGAGCCGGATTGCCGCCCACGGTGATCATCAGAACGCGAACGACAGGCCGAGGCCGGTCAGGGCGCCGATGGCGATCCCGGCCAGGGCGTTCTTCGACGCCAAGAAGGCGACGACCAGCCCGGCAGCGCCGCCGACGGCGACGGGCTCGAGACGCGCCCGCACGAAGCTAATCGGGGTCGGGACCGGGTTGCAGAGCGTCGGGTCAACGCGGACGGCCCCGACGCGCAGGTGCGCCCAGGTCGGCCCCGAGAGCCCGACCTCGGCGGCCTTCACGCTCCCGGTACCGGTCCGGCAACCGATGTCAGCGAGGATCGGCACCGTGTCGAGCCGCCACGTCAGGTCGAACGAGCCCGGCCGCGTCGCGGGCGGCGGCAGGACGACGTGCGCCGTCGCGTGCAGCGGCACGCTGTCGACGCTGAACGTCGCCTGGCGGTCCGTCGTATCGGCCGCGACGACGGTCACGGCCGCGTGCGCCGTATCGTGCCCGGCCAGCGCCAGCGCGCCGTTGAGCTGCGCCACCTCGCGCTTCCAGCCGAGCTCGCGGGCCTCAAAGTCCGTGATCAGCTTCCCCTGGACGGCGAGCCGCGCGGCGAGCGAGTCGTTGATCGCGCGCGACGTGTCGAGCGCCGCCGCCGCGTTCGTCGCCTTCAGGGCGTACCGGTCGCGCTCGGCCTGCAGCTCCTTGATCATCGTGTGCGCCCAGCCAGCGCCAGCGCCGAACAGGGCGATGGCGATGACGACGGTCCACTCCTTCAGCTTCGCGGTCATCACGTGCCTCCTTTCAGTCTACGGCGCGGGTCGAGATGCCGACGCGCCGCGCCATCCGGCGGAACGATGGCCCGTGATTTACGGGCTCGCCCCGCACGGCCTGCCAGACGTGGATCATCTCGTGGAGTAGGGTCTCGCGGATCGCCGCCCACGGGTTCGTCATCTTCGTCGCGTACCGGTCGTCCACGATGATCCCGCGCGGGTGACCGTTCGGATCGGTCCAGCACAGCATCAGGTCGTGCTCGGCCGGAATGCGCCGCACGATGATGTGAACGGGTGGCAGCAGCGCGGCGAAGTGCCGGTCGTTCAGCGTGTGGTACTCGGCGTAGAGACGCCCCATCACGTCGGAGATACGCCGCGCCACGCTAGGCCTTCTTCCGTTCGGCGAGCCGCTGGTGGATCAGGGCGCCGGTGTCGGCGTACCCGACGATGTCGGCGCGGTTCTCGTGCGTCGGCACGTTGTGCTCGCGCGACAGCTTCACGCAGACCATCGCCTGCCACACGTCGGTGACGCGAACGTGCCAGCCGAACAGGGCGTGCCACATCCCCGCGATCCGGGCATCGTTCTCGGCGGGGTGCCCGTACGTCGCGGCGCGCGGACCACGGACGAGGTGATGCCCGGTGACCGACGGCGCCTCGTTCACCCGCTCGAGGATCGCCGGGACGGCCCCGGCCCAGTCGTACCGGGGGCGGGCGTTGACGCTGTTCCACGGGGCGGCGAACAGCAGGCCATCGCGGTCCCAGCCATCGAGGTTCGCCGGGTAATCGTCGAGCAGGATGCCGCCGCCGAGCAATCGCTTGTCGGCGATGAACACCAGGTCGCGCTGCGGCGCCCGCGACCCGCCGGTCTTCGGTGCCAGGAACCCGTGCCGCTCGAGCCAGGAGCGTTTCGCGTCGGCCATTCCGCCGCCGGTCGCCGTGGCGAATACGACGCGCAGCCCGGCGTCGCGCAGGGCCGTGACCCCGGCTAGGGCGTCGGGGATCGGCTGGACGCCGAGGTAGAGGCGCGGCGTCAGCAGGTCGAAGATCTTCCGGCCGCACGCGGGCTTCGTGAACTCGTCAATCTCCCAGCGCGTGATCTGCTCGATGGTCAGCGTGTCCTGGTACACCTCGTTGTACGCGCGGAGCCAGGCTGACACGAGGTCGGCGACGACCCCATCCATGTCGACGTAGACGACCGGCCGCGCGTTCACGCGACCGCCGCGACCGGCGCCGCCGTGGCCTCGAGCCGTGCCCGTTCGAGCTGGCGCGCGGTCGGCATCATCGCCGCGAGCTGCGCCTGCTCGAGCGCCCGGGCCTTCGCCCGCGCGTTCAGCTGCTTCGACCGTGCCTCGAACCGCGCCATCAGCTCGCGCAGGGCCTTCTGGTAGTTCCCCTCGGCCCGCGTCCGACGCGACGCCGAGCGGTCGAGGGCGATCAGGTAGAGGCCCTGGACGGCCTCGAGCTCCATGGACGGGACGCCCAGCTGCTCGGACGCCAGCAGGGTGATCCCCACCTCGTCCACGAGCGACTTCAGGGTGCGGAACTTCGCGGGCTGCTGCTTCAGCAGGCCCATTCGATCCACGTGGTTCATCAGCATCGCCAGCTGGCCAACCGCCTGCGTCAGCGCCACGGTCGAGACCACCGTCCCGTCGAGCGGCTTCACGAGCCGGGTCGCCACCCACAGCTGGACGCGCAGCAGGCGGAACCGGGCGTGCTGCCACAGCGACTGCAGGCGCTTCATCACGAGACCTTGCCTCCTGTCTTAGGTGGAACGGGTACCTCGGCGTTCACTTTCTCCAGGGCTTCGGGGCGCAGCCACCGCAGGGGCGAACCCGGCGCGCGCTGCGCCACGAAGATGTCGCGCGCCCCCGTCGGATCGTCGGCGTACTCGACGAGAAAACAGCGCTCGACCAGCTCGGTCGAACCGTCAGGATAGACGAGCTCGACCACCTACTTCCCGAGCTTGCTCGCGTCGGCGGCGACCGTCGTGCCCGCCTTGGCCACGTCCTGCGCGATCTTCTGCGCCACGTCGCCCACCTCGCCGAACAGCTTGCCGAACTTGGTCTTGCGGACCAGGAGCCCGGTCAGGACGAACACCACCACCGCCGTGATCACGATTGCCCAGAACATCTGCCCCTCCCTTCGGGTGAGTACTGCAGTGGACCAGCGGGGAATCGAACCCCGGTCCAACCAGCGCAGCCCTTCAGCAGTTACGAGCGTGCCCATTCACGGCGGGCGCCGAGGGACGACGGTTAGCGGGCTCTCGCGAGTCGCGCCGGGATGACCGTGTCCTCCACCAGCCGGGTTTCCGCTTACCAGCGCCGCGGCGCCCAGGCTCCGCCATCGGCGTTTCGTCCGATGCTGGCGACGGTGCCCCGAGTATCGGAGTCATCGGACCGTCGTCACCTGCCGCTGCTTAGGCGGCGCGGGCCAGTGCCCGAGCCGGACGGCGCTCGAGCTGGCTGACCACGGTGAACTTCGAGGACGCAGGCTTCGCGTTCCGTAGGTGCCCCTGTCACGGCGCGGGACGCTCCGGCTCGCCACTTCCGTTCGCACCAGCTGTCGAATCCTGTCTGGCCCAGGTCCATCAGCCCTCCGCCTTCGGTACGACCCCGGCGCTGATGGCCGCCGGGCTGGCGGTATGGCTAAAGAGCGGCCGGAGGCGGTCGAGAATCCGCCGCTTCACGTCCACGTCGGTAATCTCCTCCACGATGGTCGCCAGAATGGCGCCGAAGAACGCCGTGCCCTGGCGCGCCGTCACGATGGTTTGCAGCGCCTCCTCGCGGCGGCGTTCCGTATCGTTCAGGCGGCGCAACTGCTCCTGCGCCTCGAAGAGCTCGCGCCAGATCCCGCGCTCGGCGTCGGCGAGGTCCACGGCGCCGCGCAGCTCCGTGTCGATGCTCTGCAGCTCGTTCAGCAGGGCGGCGTACGGCTTCGGCTCGTCGGGATCGTCGAGGAGCTGGTCGGGGTCGAGTGGCTTCGCCTGCGCCGCCCCGGCCTCGAGCGCGGCCACGACCTTCGGGATCGCCTGGTTCAGCCGCAGCTCGAGGCCACCGACGACGGCCCAGGCTTCGGCGGACTCCTTCGTCGGGAACCGGCCGACCAGCTCGGCCAGGCGGGCCGAGACCAGCCCGATGTCCTGCGACAGCGACATGAGCTGCGGGTCGTCCATCGCGGCGAGGAACCGCTCGGCTAGCTGCGCCGGGAGGTCGGCGCCGCGATACTTCGACAGGCTGGCACCGCGCAGCACGTCGAGCCCGCGCAGGCTCTTCCCACCGTGAAGGCGGCACCGCTCGCGCCCGGCGACCGGGTACTTCATGCAGTACCGCGGCGGCTGCGTGCCGCGTAGGTGCGCGTTGCAGCGCCCCGGTACGGTCTCGAGCGCGCCGTTCCCGTCCATCAGCCCTCCGCGATCCGCAGGGCCATCGCCGCGAGCTGCACGGCCTCAGCCCGAATGCGCGTCGCCGGTTCCCCGTCAAGCTCGGCCTTGGCGACCTCGCCCAGCTCCTCGGTCGCGGCGAGGATCAGATCGGCCTGCGACTGGACGCCGAACCGCGCGCGGGCGGCCGTGACCTCCATGGCCACGTCGGCGAGAAACTGCCCGTCGCGGGGCAGGACGGTTCCCTCAGCTGCGACGGTCACCGATTTACCTCCCAGAGGACGCGGTGCTGCACGACGGCCAGCACGCGATCTGCGTAGGCCCGCGCCGCGCCGCCGCGTCCGTTATAACGCTCGATGGCGCAGCGCCAGTCGCGGCACCGCAGGTAGTTCTCGCGCATGATCCGAAAGAAGCACGCCAGGTTGCCCTGGTACGTCGCCACGTCGTGGTTCGGGCAGCGCCGGGCGGCCGTGTTCGGCAGGATCTGAAATCGGCCCCATTCGCCCGCCCGGCCCCGGAGCGCGGGCCGTAGGTCGTGCCCTGACTCGACGTAGGCAACCGCCTCGGTCAACACGGCCGGAACGCCGGTCACCTCCGACCAGAGCTGTAGCGTCGGCGCATCCGCCCCGAGGATCGGATCGGACGCGACGAGCGAGGCGTGGTCGGGCTCGGCGCCGGGCGCGAAGGCGGGGGCCGCGACGGCAGCCACCAGCGTGAAGGCGAGCGTAAAGGCGAAGCGCGTCAGTTTCATGGCATCACCGCCCTTTCGTATCCGCAGCCGATACAGTCGTGCCACCATGGCCAGTCAGCGTCCTTCCGCTCGACCTCGCGGGCCAGCCGGTCCTCGCACTTCAGGCAGAAGAACAGGACCAGGGGTTCCGCAGGCTCGAGTGCTAGAGGCTGGGGCTGCACCACGGGTGACCGGCCCGACACGGTCGCGGTGGGCGCCGGGACGACGCCCAAGGTCGCGCAGGCACCGCCGTCGGCCGGACCGGTCACGCGGCATCTCGCAGTGCGGCCCGGATCGCGCGCACGATCCCGGCCGGAACCGGGCCACCGTGCAGGGCGCGCTTGAATATCGGCCACGCCATGCCGTTCAGGCGCGGCCGCAGAGCGTCATAGGCCCGGTTGATCGTCTCGAACCGGAACCGGCACACCTGCACCTCGGCGGCGCTGAGCCGTTCGACGCGGGCGGCCATCAGATCCGGTGCACGCGCACGGGGATGGCGTCCTGCTCAGCGATGGCCGCGTCGGCGGCAGCGTCCACCAGGTCGAGGAGCTCGGCGGCCCGGGCGATGCCGGTCTTCAGCGCGGCGGTCACATCCTTCGGCCGCTTCGACCCGGCGTCCACGATGGCGACGGGCGTCAGCCAAGCGGCCAGGGTCGCAAAGCGCAGTCGTTGGTCATCGTCAGCAAGCAGGGCTAAACGTCGGCTCATCCATTCCTCGCTTTCGTGGGGCCTACGGTAATACGCCGACCGCCCGCAGCGCCAGGGTCAAGATCCACCCGGCAACGCCGATGCCTACGAGCAGAACGAGCCACGCTGTATAGAATAGGCCCGGACCGAAGAAGGTGCGCAGCATCTGATAGAGGATGCGCGCCCGCTCGGGCCGCGATTCGGCAATATAACCGTAGATATGCCCCCGGGATTCGATGCTCAGGGCGTACCGGCCGTCGCGTATTTCGTAGAGGTGGATCTTCACCGGGGCCGCCAGCGCGTATCGTTTCCGGCCTCGGCCCAACGGGTCATGACATACGACCGCAGGTCGGTCCGTAGGCCGCCGGTCGCCAGGGCGTTGCACCACGGGCACCGGGTCTCGAAGAACGTCAGTTTATCGCAGGACGCGCACCAGCTCGCGGTCGCCGGGCGCCACCGCTGCGCCGCGGGATCGCGCATCTGGCCGATGACCGCATCCGTCAGGTGCGCGACCTCGCCCCACGGGACCAGGGCGCCGACGAGGAGGACGGACCCGGCCCAACCACTGCGGGCGATCCGCGCCCGGTGCTCCTGGAACCCGGCCCACTCAACGACCGGCTTCACCTCGACGAGGAGCGGCGGCGTCGGCCCCGGGATCATGAAGTCCGGTATCCAGCCCGCGAGGTCGAGCGGTTCGTACTGCCAGGGCCAGCGCAGGCGGTCGAACATCGCCGCCCAGCGGGCCTCGAGCCGGGACCGGAACTCGTGGCCCGCATAGCGTGTCCGAATGGCCGCGATCACCAGCCCTCGGCCTTACGGTCCTGCACGAACACCGGCATGCTGTTGATGATCCCGCGTTCGGGCGTCGTCAGCCAGAGCGCGCACTGCGCCGGTTCCGGTTCGTAATTGGCGATGTACGCCAGCTCGTCGTACCCCTTGACGCAGCCCGAGACGATCAGGCCCTTCGACGGGAACCAGAGCGACTGGTGGAAGTGCCCCATGACCAGCTGGTCGTACGGCCGCCCCGCCGACGCCGCGCGCCGGGTCTTCCGGTGCGTGCCGAGCAGCAGGGGCGCAAGCACCCCGCTGATCCCCGACCCGCCGTGAAACTGGTCACCGTGCGTCAGCAGGTAGCGCGTCCCGTACACCTGCACCGGCAGGTCGGCGCCGTCGGCGACCGCGACAGTCACCTTCGCGTCGCCCTTATAGTCGCGCTGCAGAAGCCGGTAGATCAACGTGTCGAAGTTGTCGCGCGCCCGGTTCTTATACACCGGCTTCTTCGTCCCACGCGGGTGATTCCCCGGCACCCCGGCCACGTGGACGCGGCCAAACTCGCGGGCGAGCAGGTTGATCCCGGCCTCGAGCGGCTCGAGGATGCCGACGACCATCTCGGCGACGGTCAGCTCGTTCGTCTCGCGCAGCTCCTCGTGGATGTCCCCGCTGATCAGGTCGCCCGGGAGCATGAGGTTCGCGCCGTCGTAGGCGACCCCCTTCATGTAGTCGCGGCACAGCATCACCGCACCGGTGAACGCCCGCTTCAGGCGCTGGAACGCGATGGCGACGTTGTAGGCGTTCAGCCCCTCGATCTGCCCGGGGTCCACGACCTCACCGTAGTGGGCATCGCAGACTACCAGGGTCGGGATCGCCCGGTGCCCGGCCCGCGGCGTCGTCGGGGTCAGCCAGGACGGGACCACGGGTGCCATGCCCTTCAGGGCGCGGTATAGCCCGAGCTCCTTTTCCAGGCGTTCGGCGGCGGCCTTCTGGTCGCGGGCCTCGGCCCGGGCGGCACGGGCCTCGCGTGCGAGCTCCTGGTTCTCCGCGAACCGGGCGTGCGCCTTCTCGTCGGCGAAGCCCTCGAGCGTGGTCTTCTTAGGCATTGTGTCTCCCGCCGTAGTGAACGGCCAGGTGTTCGTCGGTGATCTTCACCCCGTGGACCTCGTGCAGCCAGGCCAGCTGCGTGGCCCGCGTGATCTTCTTTTCCTGCGCCGTCCGCAGCTGCTCCAGCACGTCGGCCGGGAGCTGGCAGACCGGACAGCTGGCGCGCTTCTTGTCCTTGACGAACTCGATGAGCGTGCGCTTCTTACTTACTTGGCCCACGGTGCCTCCGGTTTATGTGGTCGCGCTCTCGTGCCGCACGAGCAGGCAACGACTGACCCACCCGTAGAACTTCGCGTATTCGGCCGCCTTGTCCGCCTCGATCTGCCCGGCCGTCCGCCCGGCGATCTTCACCTTGCGGATGTTCGCCGCCGTGATCGCCTGGTAGCGGGCGATCCGCGCCCAGAGGAAGTCCTCGGCGGCCCGGGGTAGGATGATGCCCGGTACCCCTAGAAGCACCTTCGCCCCCGGAACCCCGAGGTTCACGGCGGCGTCGAAGACGTTTAGCGCTAGGGGCTCTGGCAGCGCCTGGCAGCCCGCGGGCGTCCAGTACCGGGCGTCGTAGGCGGTGGCGGCCTGGGCTTCGGTCAAATGGCCGATGTCGAGGTCGGGATTGGCCCGCTTCGATAGCCCATACTGGGTCAGCCCGCCCGGGTCGTGCGGGTAGTCAGTCGTCTTCGCCCCGCCCTCGTGGGCGAAGATCAGCGGGATGTCCCGCTGGAAGTCACCCATCGGTCGTCGCCTTCCCGGGGTTCGCCGCCACGTCGTCCACGGACGACCCGGCCGCGAGCTTTACCCCGGCGAGCGCGATCTTCGAGTTGAAGAACCCCATCAGCACCCGCTCGCCGAACGCGGCGGCCAGGGCGCCGAGCGTCAGGGTCAAGATCGCCCCGATCAGGACCTTCAGCATCGCGATCCACGCCGTGACGAGCGCCGGGTCCTTCACGTAGCGCATCAGCCCCCGGACCTGCCAGAGCAGGGCGACCAGGACGCTGTCGATGACGATCACGGTCGCGTAGAAGCAGAACCCGCGGACCTTCGAATAATCCGCGCGCCCCTTATCGTCCCAGAGGTCGAACCGGTCAAAGACCTCGTTCAGCACGAGGTCTACGCCGGTCAGCACCTGGTCAAGCACCCAGCGGACCGGGGCGACTGAGACACGCTGGACCGCTGCCTGAACGTCTGACCTCATGGCTGCTCCGCCTGCGCCTGCGCAAGGGTTTCCGCCGTGTAGGTTCGCATCCGGCCGAGGAGGGCGTTCACGGCCTGGACCTCTTCGACCGCGGCGGGCGGCAAAATCCGGCGCCGCGCCGCCCAGTGTTCTAGCAGGAGCGCGTGCTGTGCGTCCTCGAGCACGAACCAGGCGCCCGCGTTTTCACCGCCCGAGGCCGGAAGCAGGAGGACGCGCGGCTCGATGCCCGGCTGGCTGAGCCGGTTCAGCGCCCGCAGGACGCCGAGCGCCGCGTCGAGGCGCGCCACATCGTCGCCGAGCTGCACGACCGCCTGGCCGGTTCGCCCGTCTATGGTCGGAACGAGAAACGCCCCGCACAGCACAGGCCAGGCCACCCCGTCCGCCGCCGTCAACCGCGTTGCCTTCACCCCGGGCTCCCGTCTAAATGGTATACTAATATATATCAGTCCCGATCTTACAGCATCTGCCAGCGCTGGGTCGTGCCATTGTACATCAGCAGTACGGCTGGGCGCGACGCGCTCAGGGTCAGGTTCGCCCCACCGGTCAGCTGCAGGCGATTCGCCGCCACCGACCCCGTGTTCTCGTGCGCCAGCGTACAGCTATACGCGCCCTGCGCCCCGGAGATGATCAGCAGCTGCCCGTCGGTCCCGGCGACGAACCCCGTGTAGGTGACGTTCGACCCGCCACCCCACTTATACTGCGTGTAAAGACCACTCAAGGCCTTATCATTCACCGTCCCGGTATCCAATAGGTTCCCGCTCGTCGCCGCAATGATCGGTCCCGTCAGCGTGATCGTCCCAGTCACGGCCATCCCGCTCGCTGAGATGGTCAGGCCGCCACTACACGTGATCGCTGCGAGCGCAGACGTGCCCGTGACCGACATCCCACCGGCCTGGATCGTCAGCGCCTGGCCAAGCGTGAGCGCCCCATTGGCAAAGAGCGTGAACATCGGGTTCCCGCCATTGCCCACGGTGAAGGCAACCTCGCCCGCGGCGAGCGCCTGCACGTTCGTCCCGTTCTTTTTCCAGACGTTGATGCCGGCGACGCCCCAGGCGCCGACAACCGTCCCGGGCGTCGTCGCCATCCCCACGAGCATGACCGCCGGGTCAGCCGATCCCGAGACTAGGCCGAAGAGCGCGACGCCGCCCTGCGTGCCCTGCGACGTGGTCAAGAACCCCGCGGCGTCGGTCGGCGCGATGTCCGTCATGCCGTGCGCGAGCAAGGTCTTGTGCATCATCATGAACGCCGAATACCCGGTGCTGATCGAGTACAGGTAGTACGTATTGATCCCACCCGCGAAAATCGCCGTCCCATCGGCGTTGAGGCTCAGGCCCGCGTGGTAGAGAATCGGGTTCGCGCCCGTCGCGGTCAGGTTCAGGTACGTCGTCCAGCCACCGGGGAGCGCGTAACCCGTCGAGAGGAGGATGCCCGCCGTCCCGCCCGCATTCGCCATGATCCCCGCGGTGATCGAGCCCAGGTCAGCGCTGATCGCCGAGAGCTTCTGGACGGCGAGCTGCGATGCCAGGACCGTCCCGAACGCAGCGATCTCGGCCCGGGCGCCCGGGGTCAGGGCCGACGTGGCCGGGCTATATGCCGTGTCCGACGAACCACGGATCTTGTACTTGTAGGCGTAGGTGTTCGCCGTGTTCAGGTTAGTGTGAAGAACGACCGCGCTGGTCGAGAGGATCGCCCCGCTGGTGTACGCCCCGCCGTTCGTCGAGTAATCGAGCACGTACAAGCAGCCCGCGGGCAGGGTCGTGCCGGACATGTCCACGGCCACGGCCTGGTACATCAGCGTGGCGGCGGGCGCCGCCGCCGGGGCCGACCCCGCCGAGCCCGACGGCGTGGGCACCGTGTTCACGAGCACGGCGGCCGTCCCGTCGGCGAGTTGCTGGTTATTCGGCGTCCCGGTGATCGTGACCGGGGCGACGCGCAGCGTCGGATCGGTCGGCGTCGCCACGCCGGTCGCGGCGAGCTTCGAATACACCATGCCGCCCGTGTACAGCTCGACGGCGGCGGTCGTCACCGGGGTCGTGTATGGCCCCGGGTTGTAGCTGGTGCTGACGAAGCGCGCGCGATACCAGTAGGCGATGTTCGTCTTAGGCAGGATGTCCACATACTGCGCCGTGCCCGGCGGCTGCTGCGTGATCACGGCCCAGGTACCGGGGCTCGTCGCAACGCCCGGGCTGCCAGAGGCATCCATCGCGCGCTCGAGCGAGATCGCGAAGCGCGGGTCGCCGTAGAACTTGATGATGACGCCCGTGCCGCTCTGCTTATTCGGGAGGAGAAGTTCCGGGGTGCCGAGCATCAGGCATACCCTCCGCCAGGTGTGTTCCCAACGAGCACGGCGATGCCGGTCATCGCCGGGCACGTCGGCATGACGCCGACGGCCAGGGTCGTGAAGGCCTGGCTTACGACGCTGCTGACCCCGCCCTGCAGGTCGGTCGTCCGTAGATACACCGTGTACCCCGTGCTCGCCGTCAGTCCAGGCAGGCTCACCGTCGTCGTACCCGGCGACGCCAGGGCCAGGCGCGTCGCGAAGTTATCCAGCGAGATCTCGGTGTAGTAGGCCGTGTTCCCCGGCGTCCAGGTCACGACGGCATACTGCGAGCTCGGCGTCACCGACAGGCCCGACGGCGCGGCGAGTGCTGCCAGGTCCACGTAACCCGTACCCGACGGGAACGCCCAGGCCGACGGGAGTTTAATCGCCGCGTTCACCGGGCTCGACCGCGCCCGGACCCAGATGCGCTTCCCGGCGGCGCCCGGCACAACGGCCGTGCCCGACGCCGTGTAGGTCCGGTAAAAGACCCAATTCGGATCGTTCGCCGCCGGGATGGTCCCGACAGACGAGAGCGTGACGTTGAACCACAGGTCCACGGGGTCGCTCGCCGCGTTCAGCGTGACGGCCACGTCGGCGAGGTGCGACGTGTCGGTGGCGTCCTGCGTCGGCGTCCCGATGGTCGGCACCGTCGCCACGACGTTCATCCCCAGGTCGAGGAACGACGCCTGCAGCGATCCGTCGGCGTTCGGCGACAGTGTGGTCACCCGCATCAAGCGCGTCCCGGCCCGCACCAGCAGGTTCGGGTCGGGCAGCGGGTTCACGGTCATCAGGACCAGGGCGCCCTCGGTCAGGGCCGTAACGGTTGCCGTCCGGCGCAACGATCCAGCGAGCTCCATCGAGCCGCAGCCGAACGGCCGCGCGTACCCGCTCACGAGGTTATTGATGTATCCCTGCAGCCAGACCGACCGAAGGACGTTCCCCACGGTGTCGTTGTCATACGGCGCGTAATGGAGCCCCTGCGCGTCGAGCGTGTACGACTTCTGCCCCATGTCGAGGCGGCCGAAGTAGGGGAACACGTAGGAGATCGGCGACTCAACGATCAGGGTCGGCTCGATGTCCTGGACGCCGCCAACCGTGCTGACCCCCTGCCCCGCCTTATGGATCAGGTCCGCGGTATCGAGGTACGCCGTCACCGTGAACTGCGTGATCGCCGTCGTCCGCCCGTGCTGCCACGACAGGCTATCGGCCGCGTAGTCGCCCGTGCTCGTGGCGAGCGTCGGCAGCCCGGCCAGGCTCGTCGGCGTTCGCGCATCGTACAGCACGAACGCCCCGGTGCCGTCCTCGTAGTACCCGAGGCCGGAGACCGGAAGGATCTGCTGCTCGATGAAGTCCTTCGCGTCCCAGGTCTGTGTGATCAGGAACCGCAGGGTCGGGAACGACGTGTCCGCGATCAGGTTGTTGATCGCCGTCGCATTGTATGCGTATGTCTGCGGGGGCGCCCCCGCGACGGTCTGATAGCCGAAGTACCCGTTGAGAATGTCCTTGATCAGCTGCGCCGGGTGGACGTTCGTGATCATCAGCGGTGCCTTAGCGGTCGGCGGCCCGCTATGAAGCACATAGCACTGGCACACGGCCCCTGCCGCCGGGAGCGCCCCGTAGTTCGGATCGGTCGCGGGCAGGGGCTGCAGGGTCAGCGTCGTCAGCCCGAGCGACGGCCCGGGCGTGACCCCGGCGAGCTGGTAGTGATACGTATTCCCGTTCAACGCCCCAGCGCCCGAGACCCAGGTCGCAACCACCCGCGCATTGGGCAACGCGCCCGGCATGGCCGCGTTGGCCGCATCATCCACGAGCGCCTGCGTGACGATGTCCCAGCTCGCGTAGTTAAGCCGCTGGGGTTGCGTGTAAAAGTACAGCTGCATCGTCAGCTGCACCGCCGTGGCGGTCTGCACGATAAACGGCAGGCTGTATGGCGCCCCCGAGCTCGAGAACGGCCCCCACGCATTCTGCCAGTTACCCACCGGGTAGATGATCGTCGGTGAGCTCGACGAGTTCGACGGGTTCGGCCGCCCGACGAAAATGTCGAAGTGCAGATCGTCCATCATCTCACGGATCGTGAACTTCCACCAGAGCGCCTGCGAGTCGTCGCTCGCCACGTACTGGATGCGCCCCGTCGAGTGCGCCACCCAGCCGTTGCCATCGCCCCAGTCTACCTCGGCGATCCACTTCAGCCCGAGGAGCTGCGCCCGGCCGGTCGCGTCGCCGAAAAAGGCCGTCAACCAGCGGTTCAGGTTCGAGCCGCCCACGGTCGTCCGCTTATCCATCAGGCGCCAGACCCAGCTCCCGATGGACCGCTTACAGCTGAGGAAGTCCGTGTACCCGCGCTGGCCGGTCGGCGGCGTCAGGTACGCCATGTACGTCCCATTGCCGTCGCTCACGCCCTCGGCCGTGGCGACCAGGAACTTGTTACTGTTCACCGCGGTCAGGACCGTGGACTCAGTCGAGCTCACGGATCGCGGCGACATGACCCGCGCGCGAAACCGCGGCGTCAGGGAAATGTTCGTCATGCGTACCCCACGAAGGGCGAGTCATCGGTCGAACGGATCGTCACCGGTAGCTGCCACGTGCCGTCGGGTTCCATCGCTAGGTTCTGCAGGTCGCTGAGCACCGCAGGAATCTCGAGCACGCATGGCTGGTAGAGCGTTGTCGTCCCGGGATAGAGCGGCGGCCGCACCTGGCCGTCGTTCCACACCTGGATCGCGCCCACGTACATCTGCCCCGTCTCCGCCACGCCGTTCGCCGCTGGATATGCATACACGCGGTAGGTATGCCCTGCGGTCAACGTACCTGTTTGCATGACGATCTGCCACGCGGTTCCGAACGGCGTCAACGATATGAGCGTACCCTGGCTCGCACTGAACGTGACATTGGGCGTCGCATTCGTGAAGTCGATCTTCGAAAACAGCACGTACGCCCCAGCGGTCACGTCCCACAAGCTTACGTCACAATAGTTTGTCGCCGTGCTCTGCTGCACGATGCAGGACATCGTGATCGGCCCCGGCGCAGCGGTCACCGGTACCGCAATGTAGAAGCCCTCATACACCGTAGCGCTGCTATCGCCCACGAGATCGAGCGGCACACCGTTAACGTAGATTGCTGCGGCCGTGCGCGTCGCGCTATTAAGGTTCGACCACGCCACATCGCCAACGGTCTGCGACACGAACACGCAGTCGCCGTCGGGGTACCAACGGAACGTGTTCTTCTGCCAGGCCCACTGCAGAAACGCATTCCAGCCCGTCGGGTCGTCCCACCCCGTCAGGGCATACGGCAGCGTTGCGAGGGGCGTCCAGTGCGGCAGCCAGCGGACGATCATCGACAGGTACTGGCTAACCCCCGTGACAAAGCTGTCTTCCTCCCCGGCGGTCGTCTCGCCAAACTGCGAGCCGCCCCGCGGGACCGGGAACGACAGGTAACTGTCGGCCAAGAGCCGGATCTGGTTAGTAAACCCGGCCCCCCAGGCGATCATCGGAATGCGCGGTGCCAGGGCCATCGGTTAGTACCCCCGGAACGGCGTGTCGTCCGCCGCGCGGATGATGAACGGCAGGGCGAACGACCCGTCATCCTCGACGGTCATATTCTGCATGTCGCTCAGAGTCGTCGGCGTATCGAGGAAACACGACTGCGCGACGGGCATCCCGGCCGGGTTCAGCGGCCGCACGATCCCATCATCCCAGGCCTGTACGTACCCGACGTAGACATTGCCCATGTCCGCCGTGTTCGACGCCGGAAGGATCTGGAAGTAGTGCGCGTTCGCCGCGATGACCCCGGTCGCCGCGCACGTGAACTGGTACACGCCGCCACCCACGGCGACCATGCTCAACAGCGTGCCGTTGAGCACCGACGGGACCGGTACCCCGCTCGACCAGGTGATCACGAGCTGTAGGCGCGCCGCGCCCGCCGTGCTGTCCTGGAGCTGAACACGCCAGCCCCCGGCGGCCTGCGCGGTCCCGACGGCGCACCACCAGGTGAAGATCTTCGTCGAGGTCGCCGCCGAGAACGTGGGGAACGGCGTGTAGCGATAGAATTGCTGCGCGCCCGTGCTGGTGTCGATGATCAGGTCGAGCGGCACCCCGTTCTGCGTGAGCGCGCCCTGCGTCCGCGTCGCACCGCCCACGTTTGTCCAGGCGGCGTCACCAACCGTCAACGAGCTGAAGAGCAGCGCCCGGTCCGCGTACCAGCTGAACGGATTCTTCTGCCAGGCCCACCGCAGAAAGCTATTCCATCCGTAGGCGCCGTCCCACCCGCTCAGGGCCACGGGCGCCGTCACGTCGGCCGACCCGATCCAGCGCGCGACGGCCGAGAGATACTGGTCCGTCCCGTACGTGATCCCGTCTTCCGACCCATCTTCCCCGGCGAGCCAGGCCGACCCGGCACGCGGCGCCGGATAGGCCAGCGGCGTGTCGATCATCAGGTTCAGCGTGTTCACCAGGCCCGTGCCCCACGCGATCTTCGGTAGGCGGTCAATCACGGCTCACGCCCCCTGGAAGGTGACCACGGCGTCACGGCCCGCGATCTGCTGCAGCGCCTTGATGAAGGCCGCGTACTGCGCCGGGTCGTCCATGTTCAGGAACGAACCGCCCTGGATCACGACCTGCAGCGAGCCCGCGTTCCCCGAGGCCGCCGTCGTGCTCGTCACGGCCGACGAGGCCGACGACGAACTACTGCCGCCCCCGCCACCCCCGGCGTTCGTCGCGGCGCCGGACAGAACGCCGCCGAGCGCGAAGAACGCGGCCGCAGCGGCGAACTCCTCGGCCGCGGCGCCCCACTTCGAGGCGTCGCCGCCGATGGCCATGCCCGTGTCACCGATGGCCTTAGCGAGGAAGAACTTCCCGAGGCCTTCGGCGATGGCCGCGATGGCCTTCAGCATCGTCTCCTTGAACGCCGCCGCCGCCGACTTCGACCCGTCCACCATCGCTGCGAAGGCGTTCTCGATGGCCGGGCCGAGCGCGTCAATCGTTGAGATCAGGCCGTCGGCGAGCACCTGGTTCAGGCTCGTCGCCGAGTTCTCCGCCGCCGTCGCCGCATCTGTGAACGCCTGCTTGAACGTCCGCGACTCAACGCCCATCACGCCGAGCGTCAGGCCGAACTTCTTCAGCGTATCCTCGAGCCGCTGCAGCTCGCGGTCCATCGCCTCGGCCTCGGGACCGTGCATCGTCGCCCGGGCCAGGAGCATCGCCGGGCCGATGGTGTTGATCGCCGTCCGAAACTGCGTGATGCTGATGTCGTTGTGGGACAGCTGGGTCGTGAGGTCCTGCGATTCCTGGATCAGGACCTTGAGCGCCGCGTTCCGCACCGCGTCGTCGAGGGTGCGGATCGCCGTCGTCAACGTCTGCTGCTCGTGCGCCGTGATCCCGGTCGTGGCTGATAGCGTCGTCAGCTGCGTTGTCAGGTCAGCGGCCCGCGCGCGATATTCGGCGAGCGAGATGTCCCCGTGCGTGAACTCCTGGTCGAGCCCGCGGACCTGCGCCACGGCGCCCTCCACGGCCGTCTGCAACGCGGTCGTGTTATACCGGCGGAGCGTGTCATCAATCGCTTGCAGCGACCGGTTCAGCGTCTCGAGCTCGGGGCCGTGCAGCGAGGCCCGCATCGCGTACATCTGCGGGGTGATCTTCCCGATCCCGGCCTGGAACGCGGCGAGCGTAATGTCACCGTGCTGCAGCTTGCTGTCCAGGTCGGTGGCCTGGTTCGTCAGGTCCTTGACCGTCGCGTTCCTGATCGCGTCGTCCAGGTTCGTGACAGCGTCGCGCAGCGTCTGCTGCTGCTTCGCGGTCGTTCCGGCGGCCCCGGCCAGGGCATTCAGCTGCACGACGAGCGCCGCGCCCCGCTGCCGGTACTCGTCGAGCGTGATGTCCCCGTGCGCGTACTGCTCCTCGAGCTCGCGGACCGCGGCCGTTAGGGTCTGGATCGCCGTCGTCTGGTTCGACGTATCGCCCTGCTGCCCGGCGAGGTTCGGCCCGGCCCCCGCCCGGTGGATGTCCGGCGCCGGGAGCGGGTTCGCCGTCGCGTCGTGGTATAGCTTCAGCCAGTCGTCGCGGACCGTCAGCAGGGCCAGGTCTACGCCGGTCATCGCCTGGTTGAACGTCTGCACGCTCTCCGCCACCTGGCGCCGCCACGGGCCGTCGTCAATCGGCGGCAGGATGGTCGGCTTCAGGTCGGGGATCGCCGCCATGATCGTGCCCAGCTGGGTCGGAAGCAGCGCGATCATGTGCTTGATGGCGTTGACCTTATCCACCGCCCACTCTTCGACCCGGTTCAGCAGCGGCGTGACCTCGTTGATGATGTCGATCCAGCCCGCGATGGCCCCGTAGATCACCGCCTGGATCGCGCCGCTGATCGCCTTCCCGATGTCGAACGCGATCTTGAACGTCCCAACGACCGAGTCCACGACGATCCGCACCACGTCGGTGATGACGCTCCCCCACTTCACCCACGTGGCCATATTGTCCTGGATGCTCTTCGTCTCCTGCTGCATCCAGCCGCTCAGATTCCGGCTCGCGTCGCCACCGGAGATGGACCCCGCGATTACCTCGCCCATCGCGGTCTTCAGGTCGGTCCAAGACGACTTCAAGATGTCGATCTGCCCGGCTAGCGACTTCCCGCGCTCCTCGGCGATGGTGAACATCGGCAACGTCGCCGTCATCAGCGCGTTGTACCGTTCCTGCTCGGTCCCGAGCCCGTTCAGGTTGATCCCGTACCGCTGGAGACCGTTTCCGGCGCCCTCGAGCGCCTTCGCGATCAGCGTGCCCGCGCGCTCGGTCGAGATGCCGAACGTCTCCGACAGGCCCACGGCCGCCTTCATCACCCCGGCGATCTGATCCCCGGTGAGCGTGTGCACCATCGTCGTGACGATCTGCGCGACCCCGAGCGTCGCGTTCTCGGTCACGCCGGTTAGCTTCATGATGTTCAGCGCCATCGCCTGCACGGCGTCCGACGCATCATCCGAATACCGGCCCGTGACCCGCAGGGCGGCGTTGAACGACGTGATGGCGCCCTCGCGGTCGGCAAACGCCTCGATGAGCCCGGCACCGAACCGCACGAGCTCGTCGGCGATGAAGCCCGAGACGAGTCCCTTCAGCGATGCGACCTGATCCCACAGGTTCTGGACGTTCGCAATGGCCGACGTGAACGCCGCGCCGGTCGCGTCGTACGCATCTATGATCAGCTCAACGATTGTGCGGTTTGCCATGGGAGGGGCCTTGCTTAGGGCGACGGCAGCGGCTCGGAGATCTCGGGGTACGCCCGGCGCGCGAGGTCGCGGATCTCGTGCTTCACGGCCGAGTTCTTATCGCCCTGCCACATGAGGGTCGCCCCGAGGGCGACGGCCCGCGTCAGCTGTAGCTCGCGGAACGCTTCGAGCGCGGGCAGCTCACGGGACAACAGGGCGAATAGCTTGAACGGAATGACCCCATCGCTGGTCGGCCACCCCGGGCGATAGAACAGCCCGGGGTAGGCAGCGTGGAATCGCGCGATCAGGTGCCCGTCGGGGAGACGGAAGCGTCGCTGAGCAGTTCTTGCACCCCAGGGGGAGGCGTGATCGGCGTCCCCATCGCCTTCCCCTGGGATTCCGTAAAAGACCAGATAGCTTTCAGCTGCCCGCGCGGCGGCAGTCGCAAGATCCAGTACGCGGCCGAATGCCCGGGCTTCCACCACGGGTGCGGGAAGAACGCCATGACCAGGCGCCGGACCATGTGCCGGGTCGCCAGCGGGGCCTTATCCGCCTTCGCCGACCGCATGGACGCCGCGAGCGGCAGCCACTGGTCAACGGAGAGGATACGGCCCCGGTAGATCGTGCCGTCCTGCGCCTTGAAGGTGGGAACCTCCAGGGCAGCGACGTATTCCTGGGCGTCGAACAAAAGATGTCCTCCGGTGACGTTAGCTCGCCGAACCTGCGGCGAGGTGCCCCGTGACGGTGCAGGTACCGGTCGTCTGCCCGCTGATCCGGCAGCGAAAGGCGAGTAGGCCGCTCGTCACGAACCGGTAGCAGGCGGGCATCGCCGCCGCCGCGACCGTCGTGCCCTGCGTCGCTGCCGCGGCGAGCGACGCGCCCTGCACGGCAAAGTAGTTCGTGCCGTCAATCGTGCCCTCGAAGTTCACCGTCCCGTCGAACCCGGACGCCTTCGTCATGGCGACGATGACCGCGCTCGCCTGATACGGGTTGATCTGCATCTCCTGCCCGTTCCCGTTCCCCGCCGCAGCGTTCTGGAACAGGAAGGGTGTCGCTTCGCCGATGCTCATTGCCCGGTCCCCTTAGTCAAACTGGATCGTGCACAGGTCCGTGAGCGCGTACGTCGAGGGCTTGAACTCGAACGTCAGCTTCCACTGCCCGATGGGGCCTTCCGCCGTCTCCGCGACCGCCACGAGCTGCGCCTGCGCCGAGCTGCCGTAGGTCGAACCCGAGAAGATCTTGAACCGGTTGTACTGCGTCGTGCCGACGTTCAGCTGGAAGTAGACCAGCGTCTCCGTGTTTCGCAGCTGGTACGGGTTCATCGTCGCCGCGTCGGTCCACGGGCTCGCCGTCTTCAGCGCGCCCTTCTCGACCGTCAGCTCGATGGTCGGGGTCGGGGGCATCGGCGCGAAGCCGTAGTGAACGCCCGCCGCGGTCAGGTTGACCCGCTTCGAGTCGACCTTGCGGTTCAGCTTGAAGGTGAAGTCCTTCACGATGGGCGCCGTGAACGACCCGAACGTGACCGCCGCGTTGGCCACCTCGGGCGCGACGAGCGAGTAGGTCGGGTACGACGTGATGGACGGGATCGCCACGTCGGTCGGCTCGTCGCCGGTCCCGGTCGTCACGAACGTCCAGAGCGGGATCTGGGGGCCCTTCGCCTCGATGGTCAGGTCACTGAACCCGCCGTAGAGCTTGTACATCTGGCCCTCGACGTAGTTCTGCATCGTGACGCTGACGAGCGCCGACGGCCCGACCATCGGCGCGTAGTACCACTTCTCCGAGCCGCCCACGAACGAACCGGTCGCCACGAGCCCGGCCGACTGCAGCAGGCTGTGGAACGCCAGCGTGTCCGGGTACACCGAGGCGCTGTACGCCGCGCCCGCGCCCATGGGTTCGACCGTCACCGTGTGCTTCGCCTCGAGCCCGAGGCGCACGGCGCGGTTCAGCGGGACGCCCGCCGGGGTCATGCCCCGGTGGCCGTCGTACAGGTACGTGCCGTGGTCGCAAGCCGGGGGCGCCGCCAGGAGCAGTCCATCGGACGCCGCCGCAAGCGAGGGGTCGGTCAGATACGTGGTCTCCGCCTTCGCCATGGAGCCCCACGCAATCCGTGTCTTTGCAGCAGACTGTGCCATTGGATCTCCTGATCAGTCGAAGACGATGGAGACGTGATCGGTCGCTCCATACGTCGAAGGCTTGTACTCGAACACCAGCTTCCACTGGCCAATCGGCCCCTCCGCGGTCTCCGTTACCGTCACGAGCTGCGCCTGCGCCGACGCGGCCGTTGCCCCGGCCCAGATCTTGTACTCGTTGGTCGCCGTCGTCCCGACCTGCAGGGCGAGCGGGATCAGCACCTCGTTATCGCGCAGCTGGTACGGGTTGATGTTCGAGGCGTCGTTCCACGGGGTCGCCGTCTTCAACGCCTGCTTCTCGATGGTCAGCTCGAGCGTCGGATACGGCGGCAGGGGCGAGAACCCCGCGTGCACGTTCCCCGCCGTGTTCAGGTTCACCCGCTTCGAGTCGACCTTCCGGTTCAGCTTGAAGGTGAAGTCCTTCACGATGGCCGACGCATACGCCCCGATGGTGATCTGAGCGTTGGCGACCTCGGGCGGGATCGTCGCGTAGGTCGGGTACGACGAGATGGCCGGGATCGCCACGTCGGTCGGTTCGTCGCCTGAGCCGACGAAGACGAACGTCCAGAGCGGGATCTGCGGCCCCTTGGCCTCGATGGTCAGGTCGCCGTAACCCCCATACAGCTTGTAGAGCTGGCCCTCGACGTAGTTCGAGATGGTCACGCTGTCGAGACCCGCCGGGCCGACCTCGGGCACGTATGTCCACTTCGACGAGGCGAACGTACCCTGCAGCCCGCACGAGACGAGCAGCGCGTGGAACGCCACGTTCATCGGGTATACCGAACCGCTGTACGCCGTGTTGGCGCCCGCGGCCTCGACCGTCATCGTGTGCTTCGCCTCGAGCCCGAGCCGGGCCGCCCGGTTCAGCGGCACACCGGCCGGGGTCATCCCGCGGTGCCCGTCGTACAGGTACGTGCCGTGATCGCAGACCGGCGGCGCCGCCAGCAGCAGGCCATCGGTGCCGACCACCGCCACGGGATCGGTCTGGTAGGTGGCCTCGACCTTCGCCATCGCCCCCCAGGCAATCCGTGTCTTTACGGCAGACTGTGCCATCGGTTAGCCCTCCGCCGCGACGGGCGCGGCCGGGGTCGGCGCCGGGGTCGCCGGGATCGGCGAGAGACCGAGCGCGTCGGCCTCGCACTGCGCCTGGAAGGCGTCGAGCGCGGCCTTTCCGCCGTCTACGACCGACTGCGGAACCTCGGTCTGGATGAACATCACGTTGGCGAAGAAGTCATTGATCGCCTTATACTTCGCGTCCGCCTGCTCAGGGGTCGTCGTCGGCATCGCGGCGATCTCGGGCGGGCAGGGCCGGGTCGGTACCTTAATGAACATGTCGGGACTCCGTTAGGTGGACTCGAGGTAATCCGCGACGAGCGATCCCCAGGTGTCCACGTACTCTTGCGGCACCGTGTCAGGAACGATCTCACGCCGCGGCATCCGCTCGGTGCCGAGCTGGTGCCAGATCCCGTAGACGACGCTCGACCCGACGATCAGCTCGGCGTCGGTCGCCAGCGTGTAACCGTTTTCGTCGTCCGCGACGACGAGCGACTTCCAGAGCGTGTCGGTCCGCCGAAGGATCGTCTTTCCCTCCGGCTTCGCCTCGCGGGTACTCGCCGCGAGCGGTGCCCACGCGGACCCGCCCGCCGCGCCCTCGCTAGCGAACACGTCGCCGAAGAACTCGTGCACGGCCTCGGCGACCGGCCCGGCCAGCGCCGGTTGCAGGTGCAGGACCGCCCAGTGACCGCGCTGCAGCGCGTCGAGGACCTCGGCGCTGTTCAGCAGCGTGACGTTCGGCGCGGCCACCGGTCAGTCCGTCGGCGTCAGCGGATCAGGTACGCCGCGACGCTGTACGTGGTCGAGTTCGCCGAGCCCGGCGTTACCGTGACGCGCCAGGTCTGCGGCAGCACGCCATCCGTGCACGTGTCGATCCCGGCCAGGGTCGTGCCCACGAGCGGGTCGAAGATCGCCACGAGCGAGCCCACGGCGGTCAGGGCATTGCACGTCATGATCGTCGTGTACGTGCCGTCGGGGTTCTTCCGCTCCAGGGTCATGACCGGCGCGGCCGACGTGCCATACACGGTGATGTTCAGGGCGAGGACGACGCCGCGCGCGTCCACGTTCGTCTGATCCGCGCTGTGCTGCGTCGCCGTCTGCGCGGCCGACGCGATCACCTGCACGAGATTCGCCTTCGCGGGCGGGTTCGCCATCACCTTTAGGATGGCTCCCTCTTCGATGACCGCACGCGCCTGGTTCTGCGCCGACTCGAAGTCGCGCGTGTCGGCCGTCTCGCCGTACGTCTTCGTCAGGGACTGGATGACCATCCCGAGACCGGTGCGAATGCGCGCCTGCAGCCCGGTGGCCTGCAAAGAGAACGCCATGGTACCTGCTCCTTACGTGTTGGGGTATCAGCCACCCGTGAACGGTGCGGTGTCGCGCACCCGGTTGAACTCGATGACCAGCGCCCCGGCGACGGTCGCGTCACCGACGGATTCGCGCGCGGGGATGTAGCTCATGCTCGTCAGGGTCAGGATCGCGATGCTGTTGCGCACCGGGGTCTTCTGCCCGCCAGCGTAGAACATCGCCGCGATGGCCCGCACAGCGGCGCGCATCGTGTAGTCGGCGTCGGCCGCGCCGCGCACGTGGTCCTGGTTACTGACGATGTAGCGCAGCGTCACGAAGACCGACCGCGTGGTCTCGCGGTACGTCCCGGCGAGGTACTGCCCCGTGGTCGTGATCGTGCCGTCCAGCATCACGTAGATCGCCGGTAGCTTCGGGGGCGGCAGCCGCTCAATCACGAAGTCGTCGTTCGTCTCGTCGTAGATGTTCACGTTCGGCGGCATCGCATCGTCGGCGTCGCGCGGCACGCCGGGGAGCTGCGCGTTCACCCCGGTCGTCGGATCGTTCAGGGCATCGGTTACGAGCCGCACGACCTCGAGCCGCATCATTACCAGATCTCCCGCGTGTTGAACGACGCCAGCCAGCGATCCCAGTTGAGCGGGAACGGGTCATTGGCGTCGGGCCGATACGTCGTTGTCGCGGCCTGCTGCCCGGCCGCCGTCTGCACCAGGGGGTCCTTATGCTGCTGCGCGAGGCGCCACTCGATCACGGTCGCGATGGTGCGCTTCATCGCCAGCTTCAGCGCCGGGTCGCAGGTCGGATCGGCCGCGTCGAGCGTATACCCGCGCAGGAAGACCCAGCGATTGCTACCCGTTTCGATCTGCGTTGCCGCCCGGTACGGCGAGGCATACCAGCCGCGCAGCAGCGGGTCCACGGCGGTCGTGTAGTACTCGATGACGTCGGCCTCGACCTGCGGCGCCAGCGTCTCCAGGTCCTCGCTCTCGCGGGACTTCTTACGCAGCAGCGCCAGATCGTTGTCGTCCGTCCAGTCAAAGTACGGAGCCACCGCGCCTCCCTATGTTCAAACGGCCCGGCCAAGGTGGAGTCACCCAGCCGGGCCGTCGAATCGTACGTGCTTCGGGGAGCACCCCGTTACTCGTGTGTCTCTGCCTCGTCCGTCGCCGCTTCCGCCGCGGCAGGAGCCGCGTCCAGCGCCTCGTGCAGCGCGGGATTGAACGTCCGGTCGTCCACGACGACCGGCTTTCCAGTCGCCTTGTCCCGCACGGTGTACGTTGGGATGTCGGCGCCGACCATCGCGACGGCGTTCGTGAACTCTGCCAGCTCCATGTTGATCGCCACGGCGTGCATTCTCCTCTGGCTACGGTGACGACCCCGCCGCGGCGGGCGCCCACAGGCTACGGGGCGCCCGCCACGCTAGGATCAGATCTGGATGCGGACCGCGAGGTTCGGGTCCTTGGTCTTCACGCCCCAGAGGCCGTCCACCGTCCAGAAGGTGGCGCCGCTGCCGCCCGAACCCCAGATGCGGGCGCGGAGCGTCAGGCCGGTGATCTCGTCGCGCACGGTGGCCGACAGGATGCCCGGGCCGGGGTCTTCCAGCGGCTGCATGACCAGCGCGAAGGCGTCGCGGTGGAACGCGAGGCCCATGCTGGTGCAGGTCGTCTGGTTGAAGCTGAGGGACGTGCCGTCCGCCGTGGTCTTCGCCACGTTCGGCGAAACCGGGACGGTGCAGCCGGTCGAGCCCATCGCCGTGGTCGTGGTGACCGCGTACAGCTGGGAGTCGCCCGTGATCGTGATGACGGTGCCGCGGTTCAGGTTGCCCGACCCGCCGGACCCACTGATGATGATCTGCGACGCCCCGGCGACCGCGCCCGCCGTGCCCGTGACCGGCGAGGTCAGGGCGGCGGAACCGGACGTGAACGTGGTGGCGTTCTGGTTCGCGAAGATCGCGAAGCCGAACTTGTTGCCCAGCACGCCGTCGCGCTGGAAGCGAGCATCGTCACCGGCCGTGTTGGCCATGATAAACGTCTGCTGCTTCTCGTACCGGTTCGCCAGCACGCCGTCCACCATGTAGGCGTAGTCGGCCGAGTTGACGATGGGCGCCTTCGAGTTGAAGAGCGTCTGCCGGATGTTCGCGAAGTCGTTGATCGGCGTCGAAGCGTCGGCCGACACGATCCACGGGATCTCCAGCGACAGCGCGGCGATGGACTGGTCCACCGCGTCCGCGATGCTGATGGCGACCGGCGTGATGTGCTCGGTGATGAACCGCTCCGGCGACAGGGTGCGCTCCTTGTCCGTCAGCCGGAAGCCCTGCCCCTGCCACTGGTTGATCACCAGGTTGGAGTAGGTCGGGCTCACGTCGGCGATGGACGCCTCCGCGATGGGCATGCTCGTCGCCGAGAACGTCTGCGGCCGACGGAGCTGGATGGTACTGCCCTTGGTCGAGGCCTTGTCCTGCTCGAGGCTCCGATCCACGAAGAACGCGAGGCCGAGGCGCTTGTACAGAATGCGCAGGGCCGCGTTCGCGTAGAAGTACGGGTCATAGGCCAGACCCGCGGTCAACAGGTTCGACACGGTGGCGCTCCTTCGAGAGTGGTATGCGGCGACGCTACCGGATACGTGGGGTCATCGAGCAGCGCCGCCGCGCTATCGCTCGGTGTCCCGATCAGTACGGCTGTTCGGCCCGCTTGGTCTTGACAACGCCGCCCTGCTTCGCGGCCTGCGCCGCCGCGGCCTCGTACGTCGCGTGGTCGGCAGCTTCCTCGGGTGTCAGCCAGATGTCCTTGCCCGACCCGACCCCGACCGGCTGCTGACCGCCCAGGCCCGGACCCGCCTGCCCCTGCGGGTCAATGAAGTCGCTGTTGCCCTTGTCCGACGCCCAGAGCCGCACGAACTCGTCCACGTTCATGTGGAGCCGGTCCGCCGTCGGCGTCGGGGCCATCTTGAAGCCGTTCCCCTCGCGGACGAACCACGATTCCTTCTCGTCATCGTAGCCGAACGCGGGCTCGAGCATCGACACGATGGGCGCCGGGGTATCGCTGTTCAGCGCCCCGAGCAGGGGCTTCTTCACCCCGGCCGACGCCGCCGCCGATAGGATCTGCGACCGCAGCATCCCACGGGTCAGGACGGTGATGCGCGCCGACGCCTTCGCCAGCTTCTTGTCGCGCGGCTCGATCTCGGCGGCCTTCACCTCGCCGAGCACCTGCGCGCGAATCCGCTGTGCCTCCGCTGCGACCTGTTCCGGGGTCGGGGCGCCCGCGCCGGGCTTCACGCCCAAGCGGTCGAGCACCCGGGCCTTCGCCTCGGGGTTCGCCGTCAGCGTCTGGAGGTGCACCACGTCGGGGTCCACCGCGGCCAGACGTTCGACGTACTTGGCCCGGGCCTCGGGAGGTGCCTTTTCCAGATCCTCCGGCTTGTACGATCCCTCGGTGATCGACTTGACACGCCGATCCAGCTCTGCGTTGAACGCGGTCTTCGGCATGAACAGCTCGTTCACCTGCGATTCCAGCATCACGCCCGGAACTTCGACCTCGCGCTCTCCGATTCCCTCGCCGAGGTTCAGCTTCATCTTCACAGCAGGCATCAGCAGCTCCCGTGTTTGTAACGCGGCGGGGTCACCGCGTTAGCCTCACCCGAATGGCGCGTGAACAAGCCGATAGGCCCGGGTGGAGGGGGTCCATCGCGCCAGCAGCACTCGTCGGAACTGAAGGGGAAACCTGCCCCGGCGGGACGGACCGCGGGGTGGCTGCTACAATATACGGCCTATCGCATTGTGCGGCAGATCTTACTGCCGCGGCTGGCCGAGCCCCGCGGGCATGTCCGGGGGCGGATTTACCGGGGGTGGACCGGCCGGAAGCTTCGTCGGTGACCCGAACGTGGTAGCGCCCGCCCCGCCGCCGGGCGCGGGGGCCGCCTTCGGGGTCGGGGGCGGCATCTTCTTGGCGATCTCGAGCGCCGCGGCGCGCAGCTTCGCGATCAGCGGCGTATCCTCCGCAACCGTATCGGGTTCCGTGTCATCCTTATCGTCCGGGTCCACATACCCCGACGCGATCATGTACCGCACGGCGGCGTCGGCCCGGGCCTCAGGCGGGATCGGCAGCCCCTCGGTCAGCTGCAGGCTCGCGGTCAGCTGCTGCACGTCTACGGCCGCCTCCAGCTCATCCTCGTCTACGGGAAGTCCGTCCCAGACGGCGATCTGCCGGGCCGCCTCGAGTAGAGCCGAACGCCCGGCCGGAACCGGCGTGGCGTTGCCGAAGTAGCGCTGCTTCAGGCGCTCGATGGTCCAGTTGATGTCGAACGGGATGAAGTCGTCGGACCGCTCGACCTTGGCCTCGAACCACTTGGCCGTATCGTTCGGGAACAGCGTCTGCTCGAGCCGCCAGAGCGCCTGGTTCTCCGCGTCGTCCACGGCGGCCTTCAGCATCGTCAGGAACGCGCCGACGCCCCCGGCCACGTCCTGGCGGACCTCTTCAGCGGTCTTCCGCGACGCGGCCTCGCCATATTCGCGGAACCCGGCGCGCCAGAAGTTGGTGACCTTCTCCTTCAGCACATCGGTCAGGATCGTCGCGGGCGCGGCCGACGGTGCGATGAAGTGGTGCGCCTGCGTCGAGCCCGCCTGGTTCGGCAGGGCGCGGGCACCGACCTTCAGCATATCGGTCACCTTCTTGAACGTCGCGTCGTTGCCGATCACGTTCAGGAGCGCGAACGACGCCGCCCGCAGCCCGGCGTCGCGCGTGGACTCCATGTTGAAGATCGCGTTCGCCTTCCGCGCCAGGATGTAGCCCACGGGGCGCGGGAGCGCCAGCGAAATCGGGAACAGCGGCAGCGTCGGGTTGCCGTTGTGATCCTTGTACCGATACGTCCCGACGGCGCCGGGACCGGTCAGCGGAACCACCTTGGCATCGGTCTGCCCCTGCTGCGCCTTCTCCTGCCGGTAACGCTGCCACCCGGCCGTCGTGAACCGAATGAACTGCGGCTCCGGGTCGCCACCGTCCTCGATGGAGGCGCGCACGTCCACGTCCTCCATCACCAGGGCCTCGACCAGCACGCCGTTCACGTACCGCCAGTTGGTCACGGCCTCGGCCGGAATGACCCGGATGCGCGGCGATCCGGGCACGTTGCCGTCCACGATGACCCAGGCCTTGTGGATCGCCGTCAAATCAATCGCCAGGCGGCGCCACAGCGTCTCGTACCCGTGGCCGAGCCCGTCGGCGTCGAGGCCCAGCTTCCCGATGGGTGTGTTCCGGTCCTCGGGATCGCCGAGCGCGCCCCAGCGCTTCGTCGCGTCGGCCTCGCCCTGGAACAGCATCCCGACGAGCGAGTCCACGACGGTCGAAAAGTGCGGCGTGTAGTCCGCCAGCGTCATCCGCTCGATGAACGCCTCGGGCGTCTCGCCCAGGTACTTCTGGACGAGGTAGTGCGCGATCTTATACGGGAGCAGGACCTCGCCCGTGTAGTGATCGCGCGCGTACACCCACATGTCGTGGTTGACGCGATACTCGGCGTGCTTGTATTCGAGCCACGTCGTCGGCTTGTAGAGGCCCGGCAGGGCCTCGGTCATCGCCGCGACGGCAGCGCTTAGCGGATACGGGTACAGCATACGGCCTCCGTTATGCGATCTGGATCAGCACGGTGTCTTCGTTCGGGAACGTCTGCACCTGACCGTTGAAGTACGTCACCGTGTACTCCAGCTTGTAGATCCCGGGCGTGTCTGTCTCGCCTGCCGCCCAGACGTGCCGGACGACCCCGGCGGTCGCGGGCGCGTCAACCGTGCACGCTAGGGTCACGGTCTTCTTCACCGACGCACTGAGCGCCGACTGCTGCACCAGCGTCATCGTCGCCGTCACCGACGCATTGGTCAGGTTCTGCGCCCCCGCGGCATTCATCAGGGTCGCAACGAGGTCGGGCGACGTGTCCCCGACGCGAATGCTGATCTGCGTAGCCATCCGACACCCCTTCGGTCAATCGGCAAGATCCACGGTCGCCACCACCGCGGTCAACGCGGCACGGGCCACGGGTACGGTCAACCCGACCTTTGCAACGGGCGGGGTCAATGCGACGCGCGCGGCGGGCGGGGTCAGCGCGACCTCGGCGACGGGCGCCGTCAGCGCGGTGCGCGTCGCCAACCCGGTCGGAATCGCGCCCCAGATGAGCGTCGCGGTGCCGGTCACGGTCACGACGGCCCCCGGCGCAGGCCACACGACCAACGGTACAACATACGCGAACTCAGCGTCGTTGACCCCACTTACGCTGACAGTCGCCCCGGTCGCGGGCAGGCGCCGCTTCACGATCAGGGCGGCCGATCCGCCCGTGACGGTGATCGCCGCCCCGGTGGTCCCGACCACAACGACGGCGCCCGCATCGCTCGCGGTCGCCACGCTGACGGTGGCCCCGGTCGCGGCGAGGCGGCGGCTGAAGTGGAAGATCGCCGACCCGCCCGTAACCCCGACCGCGGCCCCGGTCGTACCGGCCAGCACCACGGTGCCAGTCGCGGGCGCCGCGACAGCTACCGCGGCGCCAGTCGCGGGCAGGCGCCGCGCAGCGACGAGCGCCGCCGACCCGCCCGTGATCCCGACCGCGGCGCCGGTGAACGCCCAGATGTGCAGGTGCCAGAAGCTGGCGTCGTTCGCCGCCGTGATCGTGACGGTCGCGCCGGTCGCCGCGAGGTGCCGCACCGGGACGACGAGCGCGGCGTCGTTCGTGACCGCGACGGTGACCGTCGCGCCGGTCGCGGCGAGGCGGTGGCTGATGATGAAGGTGGCCGATCCGCCGGTCACGGCGACCGCGGCGCCCGTGCTCGCCCGGAAGTACTGGTGCGCGAGATAGGCGTCGTTCGTCGTCGTAACCGCGACGGTCGCCCCCGCGGCCCCGACAAGCGTGATGACCCCGGCCCCGCCAGACGTAACCGCGACGGTCGCCCCCGCGGCCCCGACGAGCGCGACGACCCCGGCCCCGCCGGGCGTAACGGCGACGACCCCGCCGGTCGCGGCGAGGCGATGCGCGATGATGAACGCGGCCGACCCGCCCGTGACGGCGACGGTCGCGCCGGTCGCGGCGATCCCGACTACGGTCCCGGCCCCGCCGGGCGTGACAGCAACGGTCGCGCCGGTCGCGGGCAGGCGCCGGGCGGCGACGAGCGCCGCGTCCGACGCGGTAGTGACCGCTACCGTGGCGGTTTCGGCATCCCAGTAGACCGTCCCGCCACCGCCGCCGGTCACGTACGTCATCACGGCGTCGTTCGTCGTCGTGACCGCGACGGTCGCGCCGGTCGCAGCGAGGCAGTGCGCGATGATGAACGCGGCCGACCCACCCGTGACGGCGACGGTCGCACCGGTCGCGGGCAAGCGCCGGGCGGCGACGAGCGCCGCATCAGCTGCGGTGGTAACGGTGACGGTCGCGCCGGTCGCGGCGAGCACGTACGGGCTGGCATTCGTGTTGAACCCGTCCACGTACGCGACGGAGTTGACACCCGTGCCCGTATCATCGTCCTCGAACCAGGCCTTGACCGCCGTCGCCGGAACGTTCGGTTCGGCTGAGCGCAGGATCGTCGCGCGGTTCGTCCACGTGCCGGGCACGTTACCCGTCGCGTTCGGCGCCGTGTCGAAGTACCACGTCGTCGCGTCGCACCGCACGCGCAGCCACGCGTGCTGGGACGCGCTATACGCCGCGCTCCAAATGTTACCGGACGCTGAGCCCCACACCTGCAACGTGCTGGCACCTGCCGGGATCGTGAACCCGACGTAGTATGTCAACGTCGTGTCTTCGATCAAAAAGTCAAATTCGCCGATCCCCGGCCAACACTTCGCATATGCGGACGACCCCGTTATGTCCCACGTGGCCGACGTGCCGATCCCGCCGTGGTACCCCGAGCTCGTACCGCTCTGCAGGATCAGGCGGTTGCTCAAGATGCCGCTCGACCCGCCGCCGGTCGAGCTATCAACCCACCCGGTCGGGAGCGTCGAGCCATCGGCCAGGTCGAACGAGGTCTGCAGCGAGGACATCTTCTGCAGGTACGTCAGCACGGCGTCGTTCGTCGTCGTCACGGCCACCGTGGCGCCCGTGCAGCCCGGGGCGTACACGGCGTAGTACGTCAGGATAACCTGACCGATTGCCCCCGCGCCGCCGCGGCGGCTCGTATTGCTACCCGATCCCGCACCGGCGCCGCCGCCACCCGGCTGCACACCTGCGTTGCCGCTTCCGTTCGCAACGCTGTTACCGCCCGACCCGCCGCCCGCCTGCCCGACGCCGCCGCTATTCCCCGACGCCGAGTTCCCCGTCGCGTTGTTCGAGCCACCGGCGCCGCCGCCGCCCGCGACGTTCGCGTTCGTCCCGCTCGCGCCCGCGCCACCAGCGTAGTAGACGGCGTTCGCGTTGTTCGTCCCGGCCGTCCCGCCCGCGCCGCCCGAGTTGTTGCCGAGCTTACCGGCGTTAACCGTGTACCCGGCCTGGTTGTTATTCCAGCCCGAGTTCGTGCCGTTCGCGCCGTTCGCGTTCGCGTTCGCGCCCGCCGCGCCCCCGGCGCCGACCCAGAGGTTGTAGGTCGTCCCGGCCGTGATCGCGAGGTTTGCCCACTTCGCGTATGCGCCGCCGCCACCGCCCGACCCGCCGAGCGACGTGTTGTTGTTGCGGCTCGACCCGGACGCGCCTCCGGCCCGGGCCTCGACGGTGATGGTGTTGTTGTTCTGCGTTCCACCCGAGGGGGCCGTCCAGCTCTGATTGCCGGAGCTATTGAAATAGACGACCGACGGCATACGTTAGACCGCGTACTTCTCCAGCCGCCACTGCTTCAGCATCTTCCGCAGCGCCGCGAGCTTGTCGGCGAGTGGCAGCGTGTACACGTGGAAGAAGAAACCCGAGTTCTCGAGGCCGAGCTTCTTCTGCAGCTCGAAGAGCGTTGTGAACTTCAACCCGAACCGCGCGATGTTCCGCGACAGCAGATAGTCGGTGATCAGGTGCTGCGCCGTGATCACGGGCGGCCAGAAACCGTTTTCCTTCCCGTCGTCCGTGTACTTGATGTCCCCGGCGATCTCGCGCACGGTCGGCGTGATGCGGCTCACGATCTCGGCCTGCGTCAGCTCGGGCTCGGGCGGCGTCCAGAGGTCGCGGCACCAGCGCGAAGCGAGCGCCAGCCAGTTGCACGAGCCGATGTTCCGCCCGTCGCGCAGAAAGTACTCATCGTACCGCCACCGGATCGGCGCGAAGTCCGACCCGTTGTGCGCCACGGTGTCCATCGGCAGGAACGATGTGAAGTCCAACGTCTCGGGATGGATCAGCGCGTCCGAGTCGATGTACATGGCCCAGTCGTCGTCGTGCGCCTGCGCCAGGTTATAGATCTGCAGCTTCTCGAGCTCCACGTCCCACTTCGGGTACCGGCGCGTGTCGATGATCCGAAACGTCGCGCCCATCTTCCGCGCGTACAGGCGCATGAACGGGTACGTAATCGCCGTGATCTCCGGCGCATAGTTGCCAATGTTCAGCGTGTACAGGGACTTCCGCGTCATTTCTCCCCCGCAGGACGAGTCACATCAGCGTCGAACCGATACACCCCATCGCCCTCGTGCACGTACCGGAGCCAGCGGTCACCCACGCAAAACACACCGGCCACCGGCCAGAGTGTACGAACGTACTGGCCGGTGGCCGCATTGACAACGTGGTGCGCAGGCACCGGTACCTGCAGGCCGTCACCCGGCCCGCCGGTCAACCGCGCCGCATCGCTCATCAGCTGACCGACATGATCGGCGTCGTCGAGTCCCAGTTGTTCCCGCCCGTGTCCTTCCCGATCTTCAGCGCCTCGCCGTCGTTCAGCGTGATCGCTGAACCGTAATCCCACCAGCCGATCACGGGGCGCGTCGAGGTCGAGCCGGTCGTCGTGTTGTACAGGACGGCGTACCGGAACGGCCCGATGGTTCCGCCCGACGCGGTGAATGTCACGGCGTTGCCGGTCAGCTTCCCGGTGCCCGACGTCTGCGAGTAGGCGTTCGACCCGACCGCGGCGCCGCCCTTCGTGTAGCCGTTCCCGGCCGCGATCTCGGCCGCGTTCGATGTGGACTTCACGGTGCAGGTGCCCGTGGTCGTGTCCACGACGGTGTCGGCCAGGTTCGGCGCCGTGTTCGTCAGCAGGATGTACAGGGCGTTCGAGTTCAGGTTGTGGTTCGCCTGCCCGAGGTCCTGGACAAACTGGTAGAACTTCGTGAGCGAGACAGCCATCGGTCTCTCCGGTTAAAAGCTTACGTTGCCTGCGTCGTTCGCCATCGTATACGTCTGCCGGACCTGGCGCACCCAATTCCAGTAGACCGCCGCGTCGCCCTTGTTCGGCGACCGCTTCCCGGGCAGGCGCTTGCGGAGCGCCTCCTTGGCCTCGACCTGAATCTTCTTGTCCGACGCAGGCCGCCACGTCGGGGTCGTCAGGTCGAGGATCAGCTCCTCGTCGTCGTCAATGATCAGGCGACCGTACTGCGCGTCGAGCCGGAAGAGCCAGTGCATCTGGGCGCGCAGGTTAAGAAACTGCTCGTCCTCGTTCTCCAGCACGCCGGGCTCGGCCAGCGCGCCGCCGATCAGCTTCTGCACGTCATACCCAAGCCGCACGAGCTCGTTCGCGCACCCGACGCCGACCCCGACGTAGTCGACCCCGACGTAGTCGGCGTCAATCCCGCGCGGGGCGATGTCCGTGATCGCCAGGGTCGCCCCGAGCACGTTGGCGTCCGGGCACCGGTCGGCCGGGACCTCGCAGAGGATCGCGCCGCGCCCGCGCGCGACCGCGGCGAGATCGCCGTTTTCCGAGTTCGCCACGTCCACGCCGAGCGCCAGCGCGCCGTCGAACGCATCGAATGGCGGCGGCAGCTTCAGGTCCGGGCGCACCAGCAGCTCCGCGAGCGACCGGATACCGAGCGCCCGGCAGAGCTCGCGCCCGCGATCCACGGCGGCGTCGAGCCAGGTCCGGTGGATCAGCGCGTCGGACGCCTGCGCCGGGCTGACGCCCCGGATGCGCGAGAGGTACATCGGCGACCCTTCGCCGTACTTCTCGGTGCGCTGCCGGATGGACGGCAGCGACACGGCGCCGGGGATCAGCATCGGGTCGTCGCAGACCACGTTCGGGTGGTCCAGCGCGCTGATCCGCACGTGCGTGATCCCGGGTGACACACAGAACCGGTGGAGCGAGTCCTCGCGATGGTCCGGGTTCCCGAACGCCAGCCGCAGGTTGTGCGGCGCCACCGATGTCTGCTCGAAGGCGGCCATCACCGCGCCCTTGATCCCGGGCGTCTCCTCGGTGATGATCAGCATGTCCTTCTCGTGGAAGCCCGCGGCCTTCGTCGCCACGACCTCCTCGGCGACGACCCCGACCGGAAACCCCAGGGCCTTCCACTTCTCGCCGGGTGGCGCCATCTTCAGCGACAGGCTCGTCAGCTCGGCGGCCGGGCGGCGGCGCCGGAACCGGGGGAACATCGCGCCGAGCTCCTTCCAGATGTGGAGCTTCAGCTGATCTTCCTTCGGGGCCGCGGTCACGACGACCGAGTTGCGCCAGCAGTCGGTGAACCACAGGACCAGGGCGGCGCCGAGGAACGTCTTCCCCGTCCCGGTCGCCGACTCAACGCCGACGGACTTCCCCTCGGCGAGGGCGCGGCAGATCGCGGCTAGGGGATCGGGCGTCCCGTCCCACTTGTGCGTGGCGTAGGCGCCACCGAACTCGGACCACACGATGGTCCGGCGCGGGATGCCCAGCACGTCGGTCATCCACAGGATCGGGTCGGCCCGCCACGCACGCAGCTGGGGGTCGTCGTCCTGCATGATGTCGCGTTCGAGCCCGGTCAAGAACTCGGCCGTCAACCGGGCGAACAGCGTGGGGCCGAGCGCGTCGGTCATCGCCCTACTTCATGTGCTTGAAGATCTCGATCTCGCGCACCCGCTTCGCGGCCTCGGCCTTCGACTCCGGCTTCGACAGCCGCTTCCCGGTGATGTGCGACACGACGACGAACTTCCCGCCGCCCGCCTTCTGCACGTACTTCGGGGTCTTTCCGGCCACGCTACCTCCCGCGCGACTTCAGATGCTTGAACAGCTCGATCTGGTTCAGGCGCGCCTGCGCCTTCTCCCGGGACAGCGGCTTCGACAGCCGCCGCCCGGTCTTCTCCGATACGACGACGAACTTCGACTTCCCGACGGGACGCAGCATCAGGACCTCACGGGGTACGATGCCCAGACCAGAGTCAGGCGCGCGGCGACGGCCCGGAGAAATGCGATCATCTGCGCCGCGGTGACCCCGGGCGCCAAGTTCGCGTCGAGCCAGGTCTTCCAGGACGTGACAAACGTCCGCTCATCCACGGTCGGCGGGCCAGGCCACGCCGCCGGATCGTAGGTGATCGGCGGCACGGGCACAGCATATAGCTGGCGCAGCTTGTGCAGCACGTCGGACGCCTGCGCCAGCGTCAGGCGCATCGGGCCGATGTACCCCGACACGAACAAATACGCCACGACCCACTGGACGTACAGCGGGTCGGGATCAGTGATCCAGTGGCGTGCCCAGGCCGGGAGACCGGCCACCTTACGCCGTGGCCCCGGCCGGGAACCGAACGGCGAGCCGGGCGGCGACGGCGGTCAGCAGCTTTCCGATGTGCGGGCCGTCCACCGTCACCTTGTTCGCGGTCAGCTCAGCAGCGAGAAGCCCCTGCGTCGCCTCGGTCAGATCCTGGTCGTCCTGCCCCGAGTACGTCGGCGCGGTCCCGCCCTCGAGCGCGGCGAGCTTCGCCAGCGTCCCGTACTGCGTGATGACCGGCACGGCCTTTGCGATCAGCGGCGCGCCGATAGCGAGGTTCAGCGCAGCGACCAGGCCCTTGGCCAGGTCCGCAACGTCCAGGTCAACGAGCCCTTCAACGAATGTCGCCACGATCCACCTCACGGGGGGCAGGGTCCAGAGTAGTCGCGCCACCAGGCGCAGAACGGATAGGCAGTTTGTTCTTGAGATGACGAAACCACAACCCGGCCGCGACCGCCAGCGCGGCAAACCCGATCCCGACGAGCCAGGGGGTTGACATCAGCGGCCCCCGACGGCCTGCACGTCGCGCAGCAGATCGGCGCACGGGAGCTGCGCGATGAGCTCGTCGGCCGGGGTCATCTTCGAGCAGCTGAGGCGCGCCATCCCGCGGATCAGCGGGACGACGGCCTCGACGGCGGTGACGCGCAGCTCGAGCGCCTGGTGCATCTTGATCGTCAGCGTGTCCGTCTTCTGCATCTCTGACAGCGTGGTCGCGGTCGCCGCCGTCGTGCCGGAATAGAACCGGCCGAACGCGAAGCCCGTACCCAGCGTGCCGAGGACGAACGCCGCGGCGACCATGAGCCAGCGCGGGATCGACACTGCTTCCCAGACCCGACCGGGGACAGCCATCGAAAGCCTCTGCGTCGGCGCAAACGGATCAGCGCCAGGTTGAAAGTTCACACGTGCGCGAGCACCCGACCAACGATGATGAGCCCGACCCCGGCGGCGATCCCGCAGGCCGCCTGGCCCACGTCGCGCCAGGACCAACCGTTGGGGTCCACGTACCGCTCGTAGAGCACCCGCAGCGTGGCGGCGACCACGGCGACCACGGCGAGCCAGGTCCGGAACCCGACGAACCTAAGGCAGCGCGCGGCGACGAGCGGAACCGTGACGACGACGACCGCCACGAGCAGCGTGGCGAATCCCGACAGGATCTCGACCAGCCACGGGTTCCACCCGTAGTAGAACGTGACCCGCCGCCAGGCGGCGCGCACGGCGTCGAGGAGGCTCACGTGGCGCCCGGCGCGCCGGGGCGCGCGGCGAACGGGTCGTGAGTCACGTCGGCCAGGTCGGGCACGACGGAATAGCCCTTCGTGTACGCCGCCGCGGTCCCGGGCTCGCCGAGCGGGAACGCGGGCGTCCCGTAGGCCGTCGTGAGCCCGTGGTCGCCGTCCGGCCGGGCGTGCGCCGCGAGCGGCGCCTGGCGGTTGTGCGCCGTCCCGGCCGCGTCGTGGGCCTCGGGGTCGGGGTGGTTGCCGAACGCCATCAGACGTTCCTCCACGACCCACGCTCGAGGTAGCCGTGGACGCTCTCGTAGTTGTGGCCGCCGAGCAGGATCGAGGGCGCCACCGTGATCGTACCGTCCTCGTGCTCCGTGACCGTGTGCAGCGACAAGATACCCGCCCCCGCACCGGGGAAGTAGATGAACCAGCCCTCGGGCGCCTTCCAATAGCAGACGCGCGCGTCGTCCACGCCGCTGAAGTTTGCGACGCGGAGCGCCGGGCCTGCCGGGGCGAGGAGCGCCACGGTCAGCTCGCCGCGATCCGCGGGCCGCCGGGCACGGCGGCGTCGGGATCGAACTCCCCGGCGACGACGTTCCGGTTCGCGGCCGGGGCCGACGGCCCGGGGCCGAGCGCGACGGGCGATACGACCGGCGCGATGTGCTGCGACGGGTCGTTACCGGCCCCGGGCACCTGGTACTCGGTCGCCGCGGGGCGCCCCGGGACGAGCCCCTGCGTCCGGTGCGCGATCCCGGCGGCCGTGTGCGCCGCCGGGTCCGGGTGGTTGCCGAAGGCCACGGTCAAAAGCCCTTCTTCTTCCCGGCCGTCGCCGCGTCGTGCTTCGCGGCCAGCATCGCGTTCATCGCGTGCCCGGCGACGTGCGGGCCGTGCGCGACGTGCGCGGCGCCGACGTTCTTCACCTGGTCGGGGGTCAGCCCGGCCCCGGCGGCGGCGGCCTCGACGGTCTTCCGGGGGGTCGCGGGGTGGAACGCCTGCACCTTCGCGGCGGCGGGGTGCGGGATACCGATGGGGCGGTGTGCCATGGCTACGGTCCTCGGTGCGTGGGTGACGGGTCAGTTGTTCTTGTATCCGGGGAAGTCGGGCGTCGGCCGCGGCCCCTGGCCCGGCTTCAGCTTCGGGTCCGGGGGCGGGTTCATCAGCGCGGCGTCGGATTCGCGCGCCCCGGCGACGGCCAGGGCCTCGGACCCGGCGGTGGCGCCCGGCACCTTCACGTCGCGGACGGCGTGCGCGCCCGGGACGAGGCTGTGCGCCTCGGGCGACGTGTCGCTGTCGGGGGCGAGCCGCTGCAGGTTGTGCGCGAGCCCCGCGGCGTCGTGCGCCGCCGGGTCGGGATGGTTGGCGAAGGCCATGGGCTCAGGGTCCTCGGGTCAGACGGTGATCTGCCGCTTGCCGGTGCCGCCGTGCACGTCCACGGTGCCGATCTTTCCGGCCAGGGCCGACGTGACGGCCGCGGGCGAGGCGAACACCTGCGCGTCCTTGACGTTCTCGCAGTAGTCGAGCGATCCGTCCGCCCGGATCGCCCGAACGTACGAGATGGTCCCGGTGTGGGCAAACGCTACGTTGGCCACGGTCGTGCCTCCGCGTTACTCGGCGTCGCCGCCGGTCGTCGGGGTGCCCCCGAGGTAATCGCCGCAGGGGTCGTTCGTGTTCGGGTCCGACGCGTGCGACGTGCCCTGCGCCAGCGTCAGGTGCTTCGCCGCCGAGGCGAACGCCGCGCCCGGAACGCCGTGCTTCTTCGGGTCGGTCGCGTCGCCCCGCGGGCGGGGCTGCAGGCGGTGCGCTACGCCCGCGTCGGCCGCCGGGGTCCGGTTGCCAAACGCCATGGGGATACGCCTCAGATCGTTGCAGTAGGATTTTGCTACCGGGTTCAATCTACGCTGGCCGCGCGGCCGCAGCGGTCTTCCGGGCCGGGTCGGACGCCCCAGCGCCGCAGGCGCCCACTTCGGTATCACGATACCGGGTCGGGGAACGGCGGGGGCGGGACCAGGGACCACGGGTCTACATGGTGTCGGCAAACCGGATTCCCGACCGGGGCGGTACCCTACGGGGTACCCCCGGCGGAAACGGTTGCCGCGGGATGCGTCTACGCGTGGAATCGAGACGTTTTCGTCACGTTAAGCACGTCTACCTGCATGGAGTTCTTGCCGTAGCCGCCGCCGGGCCGGAGCCGCCGGGGGGCGACGGCGTGCGGTCACTACGACGTGCGTAGACGCGCGGGGGCCACGCCTGGCGGCCGATCCGGGGCGCGGGCAGGCCGGGGCGTAGGTCCGTGGTCGTTCGCCCCGCGTACGTGAACCTCGTAACCCGTTCGGGCGCCGAGCGTTACATCGACTTAACGGTTCGGGAACCGTTCGGTCCGGGCGCCGGATGATTCCCGGTCGCACCTGATACCGGGTTGACGTAACGCGCGAACGTACGCCCGTAAAGCGTTACGGCGTAACGGGTTACAGAAACGACTGCATATAATATACGTTACGTTAAGTAAGCCCGAATAGGCCGCAAGTGGCGTCGCGGCGCGGGTTTACGGCGTCGGCGCCCGGTCGCGGCGTGTTACGGGTTCGGCGCCCGATGACCTAGGACCACGCGGCGGCGCCGAAACCGGCCGACCCCGGCGCGGCGCGGTTCGCGCGCGGATCGTGACCAGGCGGCCTAGCGGCGGCGTCGTACCGTGACGCGTGCGACGTTCACGCAGACGACCCGATCCGGCGCTCTTCCGGGCGACCGGGCGGGCGCGCGGCGTCTCACACGTCTACGGGGGCGTCGTGTTTCAAGACGCAAGGCTGGGCAGAGTGGGCCAAAGCATCTTCCCGACCGCGAACCGGTCGAAGGGGCCTATAAGTGAAAGTCCTTCGTAGGGTCTTCGGCGTTATTGGGGCGATTCGCCCCACAACGTCGGCATTCCGCGGCACTGCGGCGATTCGCGACAGATGGCTATCGCATAATGCGTCACTGCGGCATTCTGCGACACGACTGTAAAGATTCACGACAGTGGGGCATTTCGCCCATGCAGCAATCGCATTTTGCGGCACTGTCGCCATAGCGCTCCGCTGCCGATCCGGCCGACCCGACCCGGGGCGTCGCCGACCGGGCGGCGCGGCCGCAAGCCTCTCCCATGTCCACGGGCGCGTCGAACCCGCCGGGCGGGGCGTACCCCGTAGGGGTACGACCCCTGGCCCGTACGGGTACGACCGACGCGCGCCCGAACCGTTAACCTATTCCCGATCCTATTCCCGTGGCGCGTCGCCGACCGCGTAACCCCGTGGTCCCTGGAGCTTTGCGCCGCGTCCCGCGTCCCGCCGCGACCGTCGCCGATCCGGCGCGGCTGCAACCTATTCCCGGCGGTCGCGGGCGCCGTTAACGGTAGCGCGGCCGACGGCGCCCCGGCGCCGTTTCCGGGCAGGCGCAACCGTTCCGTGGCGCGGCGGCGCCGTTTCCGGCCGTCGTCGCCCCGGAACCCTCGGCGCCCGGCCGACTCCCGCGCTGCTCCGGCCTGCCGCCCGAACCCCGTCCCGTCGGCCCGCGTCGCGTGGCCCCGGAACTGGTCGCCGCCCCCGTCCGCGTAGACGTGCGGAGAAGCGTGATCCCGCCGCGCCCGGCCCGAACGTAAAGTGGTCCGTCGTCGTCGGTTACTCCGCCCCGGACCGGTCGCCCGACCGAACGCCCGGGCGTCGGGGTCGGCGCGCCGCTCGCGTGAACCTCGCACGTGACCCTGTCGTTACAGTATCGTTACACGTTCGTTACATCGGGTCGGCCGGTCGCGGCACGGTTTTCGCGCGCCGCCAGAAGTGTAATCGTTTTGTAACGGAGAAATTTCCGTGCCAGGCCCGGGATTCGCACGCCGCCGCGGAATGCGGCGATGTAACGATCCGATTACAAGGCGACGAACGGGCCGCCGTGGCACGGTTTTTTACGACCCTTGCCGGTGACCCGGAGAAGCGTGCCCCGCGCGCTGCGTGAAACCGGCGGAAAGCCAGGCGCGGCGCGGGTTTCCGCGATTCACGCCGGGTCGGTCGGGCGGACGGCCGCGCGGTCTTCCGTTCGCACGTCTACGCGGAACGTCGCACGAACGCCCCCGGAAGTGGCGTCGCGGCGCCGTTTCCGGCACCCGGGCTCGTCGGTTTCGACCCCCGGCACGTCGCGGGGCCGGACCGGGCGTCGCGCCGGGGCGGAATGTAACGATCCGGTTACATTCGGCCGGTCGGCGCCGCGTTGGCACGATTTTTCAAACGTGCTACGATGACCCGTACGCCCCGACCCGTCGCGGAACCGGTTTGTCGGTAAACCCGCGCCGCGTAACGGGTTACGCTACGTCGCCGGGGCGCGGCCGTATCCCGATAACCCCCACCCCCCGGCAAACGGGTCGTAACCCCGTACGCCGTAACGGTTTACGACCGGTCGCGAAGACGGCCCCCGTTTCCACGTCTACGGTCATCCTCGCACGCCGCATTTCGCCGGGGATCGGACCCGTCGGGTATGGCCCGCCGCCCGATTCCCGACCTCGGCGCCCGGCGTTCGCCCGACCGGACCGGGCGCACGACCCCGGCCGACGCCCGCCCGGCGTCGCCGCCGCCCCGGGGCGGCCCGATCCGGCGGGGGCGCGGGTCCCGGGCAGCCCAGGTCGGAATTCGCGCGTTTATAGGAGAGGTCGTAACCGCGTACGCCGTAACGGTTTACGGGTGTGATCTCAAGGCCCCCGCCGCCGCGCCCCCGGGCGCCGAACGGCGCAAAACGGTCCCAAACGGCCGATCCGGAGGTGACACGTTTGCACGCGCGCGGAAGCGTCGTAACCCCGTGGGAATACGGAAGTTACGGCGTTTTCGTCGTGCGCCCATTTTTCCGGTCGCGCCGGACCGTCCAAAATGCCCCGGTTTCGGGACCGCCCCCGCCGACCCGGTAGAATCGCGCGTATACTAGCACGACCCGTAACCCGTTACGCCGTCGCGCTTTACGGATGTAATCGGATCGTTACACATCTACGGCGACGGCGGCCCGGGATTCGCTACGTTTTCGGGTCGCGGACCCCGGAACGCGGCGCGACGCCGTACCGACCGGGAAAACCGCCGGGGGAACCGCCGGGCCCAGCGCGCCGCGACGATACCGGGAAGGCGAAGCCGGAACCCCCGAACGAACGAACCCGCGCGACGGACGACGGCGCGGGTCGGGTGAACGAAGCACCGACGGGGATGGTCGGATTAACCGGAACCCCCGCCGCCGGACCCCCGACCCGTACTGGGGCGACACCGCCCCCATCGTCCGACTGGTCGTCGCGGGCCGCCCGCCCGGCGCGCCGGAACATCGGCCGCGAACCCGGGGCGAACGGGCGGGGGTTTTCCGCCGGGGGCCGTTCCCCGAACGCGGACGCGACCCGCCACCGTTCCAGCGCACGTCGTCCCGCCGGGGCGTCGAATCCCCGGCAGGACATTCGCAGAAACCCCGCCGACCGGTCCGGCCGCGCGGGGCGTATCCCCGAACCGAAAGGAACCGACCCGTGGTCCCGATCCGCCTCACGCTCGACCCGCTGGGCGCCGGGTACGTCGAACTCGTCGCCGTCGTGCATGACGCGACGTACGACGCCGACGTGCGCCGGACGATCCGCGTCTCGCTCGAATCCTTCGGCCCGTCGGCGACCGTCGTTGCCCTGCGGGACGCGAAAGGGAACCTGGTCACGGCCGCCGACTGGGCGCTCTTCCCGTCGGTCGCATAACCCGTCGCCGCCCGGCGTCGAATCCGGGCGGCGTCATACGAACCGAACGCCCGCGCCGGACCGGCGCTGGGCGAGCCGAAACCCGAACCGAAAGGGACCGTCCGAATGAAGCCCGTGAATCCCGCCTGCGCCGACGATACGTCGCTGGCCGGGTACGTCGACACGACGTACGCCGCGCTCGTCGCTGCCTTCGGTCCGCCGAACGGCCGGAGCGACGGATACAAGGTGGACGCCTGCTGGGTCCTGGCCGCCGGTGGGCGGATCGTAACCGTGTACAACTGGAAGGACGGCCCCGCGTACCGGGGCGCGGCCGGTACGCCGGTCGAGGCGATAACGACGTGGCACATCGGGGCGCACTTCGCCCCGGCGGCGCTCGCCGCGATGCGGCGCGCGTTCCCCGGCCGCGTTTCGGCCGCGTGACGAACCCGACGGCCCCGGGCTTCGAAACTCGGGGCCGCCTTACGATCCGAACCGCCCGCGCCGGACCGGCGCCGGGCGGCGCTGCGTTGGGCACCGGGCCACCGGCCCGGCACGCGACCAGATGCCCCGGGGGTTGGATTCGCCCGGCGGTCGCCGCCCGCCCGACGCCCGGGGGCTTCGAAACCCCCGCGCGTCATCGCTGAACGTCGCCGGGCCGGACGGCCGGGCGACCCCGTACCCGCCGGACGAAAGGAACCGTACCCGTGGCCCCGCACGCGAACGAAGACCGGATCATCGCACAGCTCGACCGGGACGCCGTCTACCACGTCGCCGACCGCCTCGCGTTCCGCGTCGCCGACGACGCCGCGATGGCCCGCGCCCTGCGGCCGTACGTCGCCCGCTGCACCGCCGTTACGTTCTGAACCCGTCGCCGCCCGGCGTCGAACCCGGGCGGCGCCTTACGATCCGAACGCCCGCGCCGGACCGGCGCTGGGCGAATTCTTCCCCGATCCGAACCCGCACGACCAGAAAGGGACCGACCCGATGACCTCGACCCCGATGGACGAGCTGGCCGCCCTGCTCGTTCGCATCCAGCGCCGTCGTCCGGCGCCCGCCCGATGAACCCCGCCGTCGTCGCCATCGTCGTCGCGGCCGTCCAGGACGCGCCGACCCCGTACCGCCTGGCCGACCGCATGGCCGCCCAGCGCGCCATCGTCGCCGCCGTCGCGCCGTACTTCGGCGGCGACCAGCTCGCCGCGTCGCTCGCGGTCGCCCCGGCGTACGCCGCCGCCGTCGAGCGCATTGCGGCGGTCCGGCGGAACCGGATCACCGGCCTGTCGTCGTCGCTCCCGGCCGGGGTCGTCATCGGCGACCGCGCCGTGCCGATCTCCGCCGTCGCGGGTGACTGAACCTACCGACGAGGCGTGACCCGCCCCGCGTCGCCCGGGGGCTTCGAAACCCCCGGGCGTCGTTCGCTCCGAACGTCCGCGCCGGACCGGCGCTGGGCGAGTTCTTCCCCGAACCGAAAGGGACGTATGGAACACGACGCGCGGCACCTCTTCGAAGACCGGTACGGCGACGGTCACCCCTCGACGCGCTACCACGCGCGGCTGATCATCGCCGGGGCCGAGAACGGCCTCGCCGGATACGGCGTCGTCGTCATCCCGGCCGGATCGTCGGCCCGGCAGGTCCAGGGCGGGCCGCTCGTCCCTGGCCCGTGGGCCGCGACCTTCGGGCTCTGCACCGTCATCGACAACGCGGGCGGAACCGGCGCCGAGGTCGCGCGCGAAACCGCCCGGGGCGACGCCATCCGCGTCGCGGCGGGCGATACCGTCCGCCTGACCGACGCCGTGACGGTCCGCGTTACCATCGGGCGGCGCGAGTACCCGGACCTGACCGTGGTGGACCGGTAGGGCCGCCGGGCGGGGGCTTCGAAACCCCCGCCCGTCATCGCTGACCGACGGACGCCGGACCGGCGGGCCGTCCCTATTCCCCGATCCGAAAGGACGAGCTGATGAAGCGCTACCAGATCATCACGGCGAACCGCGCCACGAGGTCGCAGGCGGGGTACGCGCAGACGGAATCGTCAACCCTGGAGCTGGGCGAGTCCCTGTTCGTCACCGCCGAGAAGGCCGTCCCGCGCGGCGCCGGGGTCGAGGTCGAGCTGTTCGACACGGTCAAGAACAAGGTCCTGCGGTCCCGGTACTTCCCGACGCTCGACGAGGCGCGGGCGTCCGTCGCCCGGCGGCTCGCGAAGCACGTCGAGAGCGAGGTCGAGGCGGCCGAGGCGTCGCTGGCGAAGTTCACCGCCGAGATCAACCGTAACGTGGCGTCGCTCCGCGCCTGGGCCGTGGCCCGTGCGAACGGCGCCGACCTGACCGACTGGCGGGGCGGGAACACCGACGTGGAGTCGCCGTTCCGCTGGGCCGACGACTCGGTGGCCGCCGCCGCCCGCCTGATGGTCGCCCGCGAGGTCGAGGAATATCTGGCGACCGACCGCGCGCCGTCGGCCATCGTCGCCGCGCTGCGGACCCAGGTGCTGCGGTCGGCCCGGAACGGGCTGTCGCGGTCCACGTCGTCGTCGGCGAACCTGACCGAGGAGGCCCGCCTCGCCGCGCGGGCCGCGATGGTCGAGAAGCTCGAAACCATCGTCGCGTGGGCGACCGACATGGGCGTCGAGGTCTGAACCGCCGAGGGGCGGGCGCCGACGAACCGGCGCCCGTTAAGGCACGGCCCGGTCCCAAGTCCGGGCGGAACGCAGGACGCCGCGCCAGGTATGGTGCCGGGTAAGCGTCCGTGCCGAACCCCATCACTTGAGGTGACATATGCGGTAGACCCCCGGGTAACGCCGAGGGCGACGATCCGCCGGGCCGTACGCGCGCCCCGGGTCGTCGTAAGGCGCATGGCCGGTCCCAAGCCCGGCCGAACCCGAACGAAAGGAACGACCCGATGTCGCTTCGCTGGCAGATGTCGAACGAGCAGAGCCCCGCGTGGGTGAACCTGTCGCCCGTGATGCGGGAGACCATGATCTTCGGCCTGGTCATCGCCGATATGGGCGAGATCAAGGACGAGGCCGCCGCCGAGAAGTTCTGGACCCGGCTCCGGATGGCCGAGCTGGCGCAGGGCGACTCGTTCGTCCACCAGACCCCGGCGGGCGACGGCCCGATGATCCAGCGTTGGATCACCCTGGCCGACTGCCGGGCGGCCATCGGGCTCGGCGCGAACGTGCGGACGACGACGGACGCGCAGTACAATCGGAAGGTCGCCGGTATCCTGCGCGACACGGCCGTCGCCGAGCTGCGGCGGGCGAAGGACGCAAAGTAGCCGAGGGGCGGGCGCCGATCCGTCGGCGCCCGTTAAGGCGCACGGCCGGTCCCAAGCCCGGCCGAACCCCAAATGGAAAGGATGCCGGATGAACTACGCGAACGTGCTAGGCGAGGCGAAGGGCAAGTTTGGCGCGTGGACCGCCTGGTATGTGCTGGGCGAGGCCGCCACCGGGTACGCGGTCCGCGCGCAGTTGGCGCCCGACCTGACGGTGAACCCGTTCACGGACACGGACATCTACGGCGCGGTCAAGGAGATGAACAGCACGCAGCGCCCGGCCGGGTTCGACGGCGCAGCGCGGAAGATCCACACGCCCCGGTCGGTGTACTGGTGGCAGCCGCCGTCGGATACGCGCGACGCGGCGGTCATCGCGTCCATCGCCGAGCGCGTGCGGCGGTTCCTGAACGACGACTGGTCGTATGTCGGCCTGCTCGTCGAGGTCCGGCACCCGCCCTGCACGCTGTGCGGCGAATCGCGGGTCACGTCGGCCGGGCTCTGGGGCATCGAGTCGGACAGCGACGACGGGTACGTGATCGAGACGCTAGGCGACCTCGTGAACGAGGCGAAGGACGAGTAACGCCGAGGGCGACCGCCGCGCGGTTCCGGCGGTCGTAAGGCACGGCCCGGTCCCAAGTCCGGGCGACCCCATCAACGAAAGGACGTGTATGGCGCTCGTGATGCTGCCCCGTACCGACGACCTGCCGCCGGTGTACGTGAACCCGGCGCACGTCGTCGGCGTCGAACCGTCGGTGACCGACCCCGGCGCGCCGGTCTGCACCGTGTACGTGCTCCCCGGGAACCGGGGCCACTTCGTCGCCCTGTCGGCGCTCGAGGCCGCCCGCCGCCTGAACGGGGGTGCCGCGTGAGGACGAAGCTGAACGCCCTGTTCAAGGCGCTGCGCCAGGCGGGCGTCGCGGCGCACCAGAACTACGAGTGCTGCCAGGGGTGCGGCTGCGCCCGCGTCGCGTCCGAGATCGGCGTCGTCGGCGCGTACGTCTTCTATCACCACCAGGACGCCGAAGACCTCGAGCCCCCGCGCCATCACCGTGCGGGCGACGGCTGGCGGCCCGGCGTCTACCTGGCGTACGGGATCGTGTCGGCCGTGGAGCTGCCGGACGCGGTGGAAGAGGCCCTGCGGCTGAAGGTGGGCGAGCTGATCCGGAGGCTCGCCACCGTGGTCGGGCTCGCCGTCGAGTGGGACGGGACGACCGCGCAGCGCATCTGGGTCACGGAGGCCGCGTGATCGACACCCTCGAGCCGTCGCCGCGCCGCGAGCCCACGCGGCAGATGTTCATCGTTCCGAACGACCCCGCCGGGCGGGCGGTCATCGCCACTCTGCGCGCATACCTGAACCGGGCGACCTACCGCCTGCGGGTCGTCGGCCGGGGCGTCCGCGCCGACCGCGCCCGCGAGTTCCGCCGCACGCACCGGGCCTGGGCGACCCGGCGCCCCGACTACGCCTGGATTCCGCGCCGGTACGCGACCCGCCTGGCCGTGTACATCGAGCGCAAGGACGGGATCGGGATCAACTGGCAGCAGCTCCGCACGCTGTACCCCGTCCGTTAGCCGAGGGGCGGGCGCCGATCCGTCGGCGCCCGTTAAGGCGCACCGCCGGTCCCAAGTCCGGCGGAACCCACTGGAGAAAGGCTGGGCGAGATGTCCGACGTGCAGATCACGAAGGTTCACGCCGTCGAGTGGCACCGCAACGGCGTCGGCGGGCTCGGGTTCCACGTCGTCCTGTTTGACGAGGCTACGGAGGGGCGGATGATGGCCGTGGACTTCGGCCCCGAGGCCGACGCGGCGACGGATTCCTTCGGGGTCATCGCGGTCTTCCAGCTCGACAAGCTAGCGGCCGGTGACGTGGCCTTCGGGTCGAACTCGTGGCGCGGCGACCACTACACCGGGCCAGTCCGGGCGGTCATCACGGCGGCCGAGGCGCGGGGCGAGACCGGGAAGCTCGGGCCGTTCTCGCTGCCGCCGCAGCTTCGCCGGAAGTAGCCGAGGGGCGGGCGCCGATGGATCGGCGCCCGTTAAGGCACGGCCCGGTCCCAAGTCCGGCGACCCATCTCAAAGGAGGCAGCCGGTATGAGCGCACGCGTCTTCGTCTGGCCCGAGCGGACCTACGAGGAGCTGGGCGCCGAACGCTGGGCCGTGTCCTGGAAGACCGTGCGGCCCGGCGCCAACGTAAATGAGGAGATCGACTTCGACGTCGACCTCGTGGACCGCGCCGTCGCCTGCCGGACCCACGCGGCGGCGGTTGCCCGCGCGCGGCGCGCCGCCGCCGAGGACTACTTCGGCGGGGCGGTCGTTCAGCGCCAGGTCGTCGCGTGGGACGTCGAGGAGGACCGCATCGCCGAGTGGGCCCCCGCTGGTGAACCCGAATATGTGGAGGACCGATGAGACCGCGCACGTCGATCATCGTCGCCCTTCGGCCCGGCCGAACCCAGGCCGCGGCCGACCGCCGCGAGCGGATGGAGACCATCATCCTGGCCGAGGCCCGCGCCCGGGGCGTCCGGTATGACGGGTCGGGGAACTACGTCACGGGGCCGCGGCGCGGGACGCGCGAGCTTTTCTTCGTGACGCGCCGGCGCGACCTGACCGTCGCCGCCGTCCGCGACCTGAAGGCCGACGTCCGCGAGGCGGAGCACTTCGCCTACCGGACGTACTTCATCACCCGGGACTATGGGACCGGCGCCTGGCTCGTGAACCGCGGCGGCCGGACCGTCGCCGCCGCCGCCCGGGCGCTGGTCCGTTAGCCGAGGGGCGGGTGCCCGTCCGCGATGCGCCGCTGGGTCGAGCCGGGTTCCGACCGGCGCCAGCACGCGGTCTCGCACGACGTGGTACCCGTTAAGGCGCACCGCCGGTCCCAAGCCCGGCGGAACCCCACTAGAGAAAGGCTGGGCGAGATGGATGAGCGGCAGGCATCGCGTGAGGCAGCCGAGGACGTGCGGTACGAGCGCTGGGAGGCGCTATTGTTCAAGCACGTGCCCGGCCTGACGCGCGGGAAGAATCCGGCGTGGCGGTCCGACTTGATGATGGAGGCCGATGGCGGCCCGATCTTCATGAAGTTCATGTCGGACGGTGGCGTGGATGACACGCCGAACGGTCTGGCGCTGCGGGCCTGGCTCCGGGCGCGGAAGATTCCGTTCCGGCAGTATGGGCTGAAGGAGGACCCCGGCCAGGTGCGGGTCTTCACGCTGTCGCGGCGGGCGTTCGCCCGGGTCGAGGCCATTCTGCGCGGGCTCGAGCGCCGCGCGGCGCGGTAAGCCGAGGGCTGCTGGTGCTAAAGGTCGCAAGGGCCGAGGGACGGGCGCCCCGATCCGGGCGCCCGTTAAGGCGCGCCGCCGGTCCCAAGTCCGGCGGAACCCCGAACGAAAGGACCGTATGATCACGACGAAGCGGCTGATCTTCCACCTCGACGCGGCCATCGCGCGGCACGTCCGCGACTGGCAGCGCCTGACCGAGCACGGCACGATTGCCGTCGACTCGGACGTGATAGCGCTGTACGCGCAGGACATGGCCGCGCTAATGCGGGCGCGGTCGGCGTTCTGCCACGCCAGGTTGGTCGAGGAGCACAGCACGTGGGACACGGCGACCGTCGCCCGGCTGCTGCGCCGGGGCGCGCGCATCTTGCGCGACCGCGACACGGCGGTCACCGACCACTTTCCCCGCCCGCTCGTCCTGGCGGTCGGGTCGCTGGTCGGCGACGGCGCGTGATCAACACGCAGCGCGCCCGCGCCGCGCTTAACCGGCTCATCGCGGCGGCCGACGACACGGCCGTTGACCAGGCGTTCCTCGACCGCTTCCTGCGCCGTGCACCGACGTATGCGAATGCGTGCGAGGCCTGCGGGAAGCAGGTCGCCACCACCACCATCCTGGGCCACGGGTACTGCGCCCACTGCGGGAACGTCGCGCTCGAGGTCATCGAGGCCCGGCGCGCCCGCCGAAAGGAGACCGCGTGAAGAAGGTCCGCCACCGGACGACCCGCGCCACGCTGCTGGTCGTTGACCGCCTGAACCTGACCGACCTGCCCGGAAAGGATCTCGCCGGGGCCGACCTCGCCGAGGAGGACCTGGGCGCGACGAACCTGCGCGCCGCCAGCCTGCGCGGCGCCGACCTCCACGGGGCGTGGCTGCGCCGGACGAACCTGAACGACGCCGACCTCCACGCGGCCGACCTGCGCGGCGTGGACGCGCAGGGCGCGGACCTGCAGCGCGCGAACCTCTCGAACGCCGACCTCACCGGGGCTGACCTGCAGGGCGCCGACCTGCGCGGGGCAAACTTCGCCGGGGCGTGCTTGACCGACGCCGACCTGCGCGGCGCGAACCTGCGCGGCGTCGCCGTGACGGTCGGCAACCGCACCATCCTGACGTCCAACGCCTAACGCAGAGGAGGGCCGGGACCGATCCCCGGCCCTAATGCGGCGGCCCGGTTCCAAGCCCGGGCGACGTTCACCCCCGAAACGAGGGAGCGCTGATGAAGCAGACCCACGTGATGAACCGCGCGACGGCGGCCGAGCTGGGCGATGCCCTGCTCGCGGCGGCGGGCGACATCGCGACCCGGTACGGCCTCGAGGTCGAGGCGGCGGCCGGGTCGTTCAGCACGACGGAGTTCAAGGGCTCCGTCCGGTTCAAGCTGCCCGCGACGAACCCCCGCGTGGCCGAGAAGCTCGCGGCGGACTTCGCCGACCTGCACCTCAACCCGGCCATCGTCGGCTGCCAGATGACGGTGCGCCGCCACACGTACACCGTCACCGGCGTGAAGCCCTACGCCAAGTACTGCATCGTGACCCGCCGCGATGACGGGAAGACGTTCATGTTCCCGTACGCGACGGCCGAAAAGCACTTCCCGACGATGGTCACCCGGCCGTGACCGACCACACCGGGGAAGTCTACGGCCCGGCGGTCCTGCTCGGGACGCTGCCGGTCGGCGCGCGGTTCCGGTCGGTGATCGTGGACGTGCCGCCGCGCGGGTTCCGCCCGCTGCCCGACCGGATCAAGTACGGCACGCTCGAGGATCTGTCGTCCGCCTGCGCCACGGTCACCGTCGAACGGGTCGTGTCGCGGACGTTCACGACCGAGGAAGGGAAGGACGTGACCCTGGCCACGGCGTCCGAGCGGACGACGTGGAGCCTCGGCACCGTGGTCGAACCCCTGCTCACGCCGGAGGTGCTCGTGTGAAGACGCTCCTCGCCGTCCTGGCGGCGCTCGCCGCCCTGAAGTACCTGACCGACCCGTCGCGCGACCCGCTGGGCGAGCTGCGCCGCCGGGGCGCCCTGTGAACTACCGCGCGTACTTTCGCGGGCGGTCCGTCGTCGGGACCGCGCCGAACGTAGAGACCGCGCAGCGCGAGGCCGCCAAGCTGCTGGGCGCCCGGAAGTACTGGGAGGTCCAGATCGAGCAGGTGGCCGCCAACGTCAACCCGCCGGAACCGAAGGAACCTGCACCGTGACCCCGACCAGTCGCATACGGAAGATGCGCCCCCTCGAGGGCGACCCCAGCCGGACGGACCGCGCCCGGCGCAACGACCTGACGCGCGCGGCGATCCGCGACCTGAAGGTGGACCTGCGGGTGCCGACGCACTTCTCGTACCGCGGATTCTACGTCACGCGGTCGTTCTCGACCGCGACCTGGTACATCAGCCGCGACGGGACGCCGATCACCACGGCGCCGTCGGCCGCCGAGGCGCGCCGGGTCATCGACACGCTGGCGCGGGAGGCCTGATGGCCTTCACCCGGCGCAGCTTCGAATCGGCCCGGGCGTCCGGGCTCGGAAAGGCGCAGACGCTCGCCCGCGCCGAGGCCGCGACCCGGACGGTCGCCGCCCTGGAGGGCTGGCCCGTCGCCCGGCTGGCGCTGAAGTTGGCCGCGTACCGGCAGATGGCAGACCTCGCCTGGGCCGACTGTCCCGTCTGCGGGCAGCCCTGGACCCAGGGTCACGATCCCGAAACCTGTTGAAGAAAGGATGACCTGTGAAGCGTTTCTTTGATGATCACCCTGTGGGCACGTTGCTGAACGCCGTCGAGGCCGAAGACGGTGAGCCGCAGGAATTCAGCCAGCCCGCGATCCTCAACCCGAACGGCGCCCCGGCGACGTTCGTGAACGTCTACCGCGTCGAGCGGTGCTATGGCGGCCCCGAGGAGGGCGGCTGGTGGTACGACACCGGGGAACCGGTCGGCTCGGTCGTCGTCCAGGGCAGCGTCGAGACGCACGTCGTCCGCACCCGGCTCGAGCGCGAGTATCCGTTCACCCGCGCCCGGTACTCCGTCCTGGGCGGCGAGGACTACAGCGTCCGGGTCGAGGATCACCCGGCCGTCGCGTGGCCCGCGCAGCGCCCCCACTACTGCTGAGGAGGCCGCGTGAAGCCGTCGCAGATCGAACAGCAGATGACCGGGCAGTGGGACACCTGGGTCACGACGACCATCGAGGTCTCGACCGCGACCCTGGAACGGTTCGCCGCCGCGATCCACACGGTCATCGGCCGTAACGTGGACGTGCGGTACGCGCTTCGCAACGTGGACGCGATGCTAACCGCCGCCGCCGAGCTCGCCGTCGCCCGGTCGCTCGAGACCGACCGGCGGAACGGCCAGACGTACCGCGAGCTGCACGCGACCGCCCTGCGCCACGCGCTCCATGGGGCGGCGTTTCCCCGGCAGACGGGGCGGGCGGCCGACGCCATCAACGAGGGCGCCGAGACGGCCGCCTGGGCGCACGTCGAAGAGGTTCTCCGCAGCATCCTCGCCATCGAAAGGACCACACCGTGAGGTACCGCGTCACCGCCACCACGCTCGACCTGACCTGCGCCTCGCTGCACGTCGGCGCGGTCGTCACGTCGGCGCCGATCCGGCACGAGGTCATCGACACCGAGGCGAACGAGCTGTTCGCCGACTGCGCCACCGCGTGGCAGGTCGAGGACCGGTACACCGATTTCTGGAACCGGATTGACCCCACGCTCGACATCCACCAGCCCTTTCACACGCACCGGGCGACGGAGAAGGTCGTCGTCCTGAACGTCGAGGTGATCCCGTGAACCCGCACAACCTGAACCTGGTCCCCACGGCCGTCGCGGCGGCCATCGACACCGGGCGCCCGGAGCTGCTGGTCGCGCTCCGCGACGCCGCCCTGCGCGGCACGTTCGCCCCGGACCGCACGACGGTCGCGGGGCTCGTTGGGGTCATCGCCGATCAGGTCGAGGCCATCGGGCGCCTCCAGCGTCAGCTGGCCGAGGCCCGCACCCTGGCGACCGAGCTCACGAAGATCGGGAAGGGGCTGCTGCTCGCGGCCGATGCGCTCGGGAACCTGCGGTGAACGTCGCCACGAAGGCCCTGCACCTGACGCCCGAGTGCGACCGCCTGGTGGCCGTGTCGGGTGAGTCGCAGCGGATCGGCGCGTTTTTTGCCTGGCTCACGCACGACCGTGACCCCCAGATCGAGCTCTGTGAGCGGGCGGATCGGGGCGACCAGCTCTGGCCGGTTAGCCGATCCATCGAACAGCTGCTCGCCGAGTACTTCGAGATTGACCTCGATAAGGTCGAGGCCGAGCGCCGGATGCTGCTGTCGGCGGTCCGGCTCGACCATACCTTGACGGAGGAACCCCACGATGGCTGATCGCCCCCGCCCGACCCAGGCCGAGGTCCTTGACCGTTGGGCGACCGCCGACCCCGTGCCCGTCCCGCGCGTCGCGTTCGAGACCGCGATCCGCTGCATGGGGATGATTGACGCCGTGCGCCTCGCGTGCGGCGCGTTCGACTGCCAGCTCCCCGAAGGGCGCCTCCTCGTCCGTGTGATCCGCGACGGGTACCAGGTGCTCCCCGACGCCGTACGCCGCGACCTGGCGCAGAAGCGCCTCGCCTCCATGCGAAAGGACCCCATCACGTGACCCGTCCGGTGCAGGAACCCGTCGAGAGCCCCGGCGCCCTGCCGGGCTCGACCGACCTTAACCACCCCGCGTTTGGGCAGATCAGCGCGGCGCGCGTCTCCGGCGCACCGGGCGCGGCGCTGTACGGGTCGGACTTCCGCCACGGCAACTGGGTGATCATCCGCATCGCGCGCTCGACGCTCGGGGGCGACATCTCGCACGACTGGCCCCACGCCCGCGAGGAGCTCATCGAGGTCTGGCTGTCCGAAGCCCAGTGGGCGACGTTCGTCAGCTCGATGAACGTGGGTGACGGCCCGCAGTGCACCATCTACCACGTCGGGGGCGAGCGGATGCCCGCCCTGCCCCTGCGCCGGATCGAGACCGTGGCCCGGGCCGAGCTCGACGCCGCAACGGCCGAGACCGCGCGGCTCGTCGAGGAGGCGCTCGCCGCCGTCCGGGGCGAGATCGGGGCCGGGCTGTCGAAGGTGAAACAGGAGAAGATCATCGGCCGCCTGGAGAAGCTCCAGCGCGAGCTGTCCGACGGCATTCCGTGGATGGCCAAGACGTTCGCCCGCCACATGGAGACGACCGTCGAGAAGGCGAAGATGGAGGTGAACGCCTACATGACGCACACGCTGCAGCGCATGGGGATCACCGCCCTGGGCGGCGCGCCCCCGGCTCCGTTGCAGCTTACCGACGGTTCCCCGACGGACGACACGAAAGGACAGCCGTGACCGACCGCGCCACGATCATCGCGCGCCTGCAGAAGCTGCGGGCGACCGCTGAATCCTACCAGGAGCTCGGGAACGCCGAGGCCGCCGCGACGTACGCGGCGAAGGTCCAGGAGCTCCTCCTCAAGCACAAGCTCGCCATGTCCGACGTGGAGTTCGCCGAGGAGGCGGACGCCGATCCGCTCGGGCACCTGTACTTCGACCCGTCGGACGGGTTCTTTCCGGGCGGGCGGGGGCAGACGCGGCGCATCGCGCACATCGAGCAGCTGGCGATGGGGGTGGCGGAGGCGCACGACTGCGACATGCTGATCGGGCGCCACGGCCAGGTCGGCTACTACTTCGTCGGGCGTGCGTCCGACGTGGAGATCGTGAAGTTCATGTTCACGACGCTCGGCCGGACCGGGTTCCGCCTGTCGGCCGCCGCGTACCGGCGGGCGAAGACGGCGGGCGAGTACACGCGCGGGTTCTACGTCGCGTGGTGGCGCGGCTACGTCACGGCGATCCGGCGTCGGTACGACGACGCCCGGCAGGCCATCCTCGACGCCGAGCGGGCGGCCGGGCACGGGACGGCGCTGGTCCGGCTCGACCAGCTGCGGCTGGCCGTTGAGAAGTACGAGAAGGACGTGCTCGCGTCGAAGCCGCTCCCGGCGGTCGGGAACGGGAACGCCTACAACCCGGACGCCTACGAGCAGGGACACCGGGCCGGACAGAACGTGAACCTGTCGCCGAACGCTGTGCCCGCCGGGAAGACCGTCGTCCCGCGCGCGCTCGGCCCCGGGCAGAAGGCCCTACCGAAGGGAGGCCGCTGATGGGTACCTATCGCCTGACCATCGTCTGCGGCGACGCCAGTCATGGCTCGGCCGACGACGCTACGGTGACCGCCGATGATCTGGTGGCGGCGCTACAGGTCGCCGTGGATCTGCCCGGCGGCGACGGGCTCTGGCCCGGTGCGCGCGTTCGGGTTGAAAAGGAGCTGCGCCCGGGTTCCTGGGCGCCGATGGGGCAGCACGATCTACCTGGGCGGTCACCGTGAGCGCCGGGACCGCGTGCACCGATTCGGCCCGGCACCGGAAGTACTGGCGCGTCGTCCAGCGTCAGTGCAATCACTCGGCGTTCAACGGGTACCGCCGGACATATAGCGACTACTCGACCGTCATCTGCATGGCGCCCGCCGCGATCCGTGGTACCTGCGCGGGCGCCTGGCGCACCAAGGCAGCGTACGTCACCGCGCTTCCCGACGCGACCGACGCCGAGCGCCGCACCTTTCGGGTGGAGGAACCGACCGCGTGAAGATCGCCGTCGTACTGCACCAGGACCGCCACTGCGATCCGACCGTCTACCTGTTCGCGGACGTGGGGAAGGCAGTAGCGAAGGCCCGGCAGCTCGCCGGGTCGTACGGCAAGAACTGGTCTGAGGAGCACCGGCCGCGCGGCTACGTCTACTATGGCGTCGCCGAGGACACGGCCTCGATCACGATCACGGTCGAGGAGGTCCAGTGATCTACGACACGCCGCAGCTCACGCGGCCCGTCGGCGCGTGCGCCTGCCTCGAGCGGTTCCGCACCGACTACGGGTACTGGACCCCGTACCGGCTCTGCGAGGCGCACCGCCGGGCGGCCGTCGAACGCGTGGCCACCCGCCGCTGGGCCGTCCGCTGGACCGCCGCCGCGACGCAGGCCGCCGCGCGGTGGCTGCACCTGCAGCTCGTCGCGGGCCTACCCGTCCTGAAGGACCCCGCGTGAAGACCGTCCTGCTCTGCCTGGTCGCCGCGACCGCCGCCTGCGCCGCGCCGACCGCGCCCCGTCGGCCCTGCATCACGGTCCGGGCCGATACGTCCTGGCTCTATCCCGACCTGCCGCCGACTGGCCCCGGGCACGCGCCCGTCGCCATCGTGCGGGTCGACACGATCCCCTGCATGAAAGGAGCGCAATGATCCCCACCCTGCAGTACATGGGCCGCGGGCTCGACCCGCGCCCGGTCAACCGGACGCTCGAGGAGGTCCACGAGCTCCTACTGGTGGACAAGACCCCGGTCGTCGTTCAGCTCGAGCCGGGCGACGGGACGCGGTACGACTGGCTCCTCGTCCCGGCGGCGTCGTACTACGTCGGTGACGCGCTCGGCGTCATCGGCATCCCGCCCGGCGCGGCGGCCGAGTACCTGATCATCGTGGACGTGCACGTGCCGATGCACGCTATGGCCGTCCCGTTCGACGGCGCGACGACGGCCGCCGACGTGCGCGAGGTCAGCGCGAACGCCTGGACGCGGACCTGCCTGGCCTGGTGGCTGAACGTCGTGCACGCCACCGTGGTCGTCACCCCCGCCGAGGAGGGCCTGGGGTTCCCGGCCGTCCGGCACGCGTGACCCCGTATCAGATCACCCGCCTCGAGGCCCTGCTCCGCGCGTTTCTCGTGACGCGGGCGACGGCGCGCGAGGCGGTCCACGTCCAGGCGCTGCTGCCGACGATCCGCCAGCGGCGCCGGAATCCCCCGACGACGGGCGAACGGAACCGCCAGGAGCGGCGCCGCGCCCAGAAAGGCTGGTCATGATCCGTCTCATCACGCTGCCCCCGTTCGTTATCATCGGCGCCGCGTTCGGGCTCGGTGCGGCCGTCGGCATGGCCGTCGGCTGGGTCGGCGCCGCGCTGATGGCCGCGGCTAAGCTGGGCGACGAAACCTGCGCCCGGGCGCCGGAATGCCCGCTGAGGTTCACGTGACCCGGCGCGAGGCGCTCGCCTACGCGCTCGGGCGCCACCCCGAGTGCAGCTATGCCGAGGCCGAGTACGGGCTGAACATCGTCCTGCAGCCCACGTGGCAGGTTAACCTCTGGCGCAACAAGGAGTGCCGGGACGCGGGCGACCCGGTACGGGCCATCGAGGATAACCTGCACCGCGACGGGCCGCTGTTCCCCGGCCCGGGCGATGACGTATGATCCACGCCCTCTCGCGGTTGCAGGTCGTCCCGGGGAAGACCCGCACGGCCTGCGGCGTCCACCTCGTCGCCCCGGCGGCCGGGCAGGTGACGCGCGATTACCGCGCCGTCGAGTGTCGCCGGTGCCGCCCCCTGATCCCCTACTCCGAGTGCCGCGCCTCATGGCTAGCCGACCAGCCGCCCGGGACGGCGCAGCTCATCTGCACGATCCGGGTCGCGGCGCTCGACGGGCGCGAAGCGACGCTGGCCATCGGCACCATGCTGATGGCCGAACCCCACCCGCACATTCTCGCCGAGGAGCTCGACGCCGCGGCGACCGTCCCGCTGCGCGTCCGGCTGACGCGCGACCCGACCTTCATCTTCCTGGTCCACCCGGACCGGGTGCGCCTGCTGAAGCAGGTGCGAAAGGAGACCGACGCTTGAGCGACTACGCGAAGGAGACCGACGCCCGCCACGCGGAGATCGTCGCGCGGCTGCAGGCGATCACGAAGGGCTGCCGCCCGGACATGCACGAGCCGGACGAGCAGGACCTCAAGGCGCGCGTCGTCGGGTACGCGCTCGACAACGCCATGGGGTCCGCCGTGGACGTGACCGCGCTGCAGCGCGGGTTCCAGGAGTTCGTCGTCATCCTCGAGCGGTTCTTCGAGGGGCGGCCGAAGGGCCACGGGCTGATGCTCGAGGCATTTAACCTCGCCGACCTGCTCGCCATCGCGCGGCGGGCGGCCATCCCGTCGGCCGGGGCGCGCGAGGCGGGCGACCTGGCCCTGCACGCCCTGGAGATCTTGCTCTCCGGGGTCGTGTTCAACGACGAGGGGATCAAGGAGGTCAACCTGCAGACGCTGCACACCGCGGTCACGCTCGGCCACGATGCGCTCATCGCCGCGGGTTCGGCCGCGCCCGCGTGAGACACGTCGGGATCGTCGGGGCCGAGGCGGCGAAGTTCACCCCGATCACGGCGGCCACGGCGAAGTCGATCATCGCCGAGCTCGTGCGGCCCGACGTGACGGTGGTCAGCGGGCACTGCCCGCTCGGGGGCGTCGACATCTGGGCCGAGGACGCCGCTGCCGCTGCCGGTCGGCCCACGCGGATCTTCGCGCCCCAGCACCAGCGCTGGGCCGACGGATATAAGCCGCGGAACCTGAGCATCGCGTCCATCGCCGACATTGTGCACGTCATCACCGTCGCCGAGCTGCCGCCCGGGTTCCGGGGCCGCCGGTTCGCGTCCTGCTATCACTGCGCGGGGCTGGCCGACGGGACCGGGAAGTGGCCCGCGCCGACGAGCCACATCAAGTCCGGTGGGTGCTGGACCGCCCGCCGTGCGCTGGACTTCAGCAAGCCTGCCACGTGGTACATCATCGCCCCCGACGGGGGCTTCACCGTGAAAGGAGACATCGCATGAATCGCTGGACCCGCTGGTGCTTGCCCCTGTTGCTCGTCCTCGTCGCCGCCGCCTGCACGGAGAACTACGCGAACGGGGAACGAATCGGGCTCGTGACGCAGTTTTCCCGCGCCGGGGTCATCTGGAAGACCTGGGAGGGGCACCTCAACCTGACGCAGACCGGGATGAATTCCTCGTCCACGGCGCCGTTCGACTTCTCCATCGACAGCGACCACGAGGACCCGGTGGTCATCGCAGCCATCGACAGCGCGGCGCAGTATGGCTGGAAGGTCAAGCTCGTGTACCACGAGACCTTCGGCAAGAACTGGTTCGAGAACCGTGGCGAGACCGACCACTTCATCACGCGCGTCGAGGTGCTCGACAAGAACCCGGTCGCCTCGGCGTTCAAGGGCGCCGGAACCGCCGCCCCCGCCGCCGGATCGGGCGGCCGGGCGGTTGACACGATCTACGTCGTCATCGTCGGGCGGGCGTCCGACCGGCCGTCGCGATGATGCGCCTCTGGCGCTGGCTCCGGCGCCCCCGCCTGCCGTACCGGGCGACCGCCGCCGAGGTCCTGGCAGCGCTCGATGCCTGGGCGTTGGCCCGGCAGCGCGGTGGCGTCGTGCCCGGGAGCGATCCCGAGGTTAGCCGCGTCTGGTCGGTCCTGACCGCCCTGCGCGGCCCGGACGACGACTGCCCCGAGGTGAAGATGCTCGGGGCGGCCCGCGTCCGCGCGCTCGCCCTGCCGCACCTGTCCATCGAGTACGGGGTCACGAACTTCGACGGGTGCGCCCCGACCGCGCGCGGCGCCCGGAGCGATCATTACGCGGAGCACATCGAGCGGGCGGTTTACGCCCTGCGCAAGATGAACCTGCTCAAGGAGGACGCTTGACTGACAAGGTCGAGACGATGGCGTACGTGGGCGACGTACCGTGGCACGGCCGCGGCGTCGCCCTCCCGGAGAACCCGACCGTCGAGCAGATGCGGGCGGCGGCCGGGCTGGAGTGGGACGTGGAACTCGCTGGGCTAACCTACCTGCACGGCGGCGCGGCCCGGTCGTCCGGTGCGCGGTCGCTGATTCGGACCGACACGGGGGCTGAGCTCGACACGGTCGGCGGAGTCTACACGCCGATCAAGAACGCCGAGATCTGTGAGTTCTTCCGCGGATACGTCGAGGCCGGGGAGCTGACGCTCGAGACGGCCGGGGTCCTCGACGGCGGGAAGTACGTCTGGGCGCTCGCGAAGATGAAGAAGGGGTTCACGGTCGGCGCGAACGACCGCGTGGAGGGCTACGTCTTCCTCGCCAACCCGCACCAGTACGGGAAGGGCGCGACCGCCAAGTTCACGGCCACGCGGGTCGTCTGCTGGAACACCTGGCAGGCCGCCCTGGCCGGGCCGGGCGCCGCGACGAAGATCTGGCACGTCGGCGCGTTCGACGCCGAGCGGCGGGCGGCGGTCCAGGAGGAAATGGGGATCGCGCGCGACCGCCTGAAGTCGTTCCGGGCGGCGGCCACGCGGCTCGCCGACCTGCAGCTCAGCCTCAGCGAAGCGCGCCAGCTCGCTGGGCGCATCCTGCGGCCGAAGGCCACGATGCCCGACGATGATCACTGGGCCGAGGCCCCGCGCGAGGTCGTGCGGGTCATCACCCTCTATCAGGGCGAGGCGAAGGGCGCCCTGCTCCCGTCGGCCAAGGACACGGCCTGGGGGCTCTTCAACGCCATCACGCAGTACACCGACTGGGAGCACGGCCGGTCGGTCGACACGCGGCTCCGGTCGGCCTGGATGGGATCGGGCGCCGCCCTGAAGGCCCGGGCGCTCGACGCCCTGACCGCCTACGCCGACGAGAGGGGAGGGAAGTAGCCGATGTGCTGCTTCACGGGAAAGAGACACCACCTGCGGCCGACGCGCGGCTTCAGGGCGTTCAAGCTGTGGTTCGACCCGGTGGGGCGCTGCGAGCTGACGGGGCGGCACCACGGCCAGTACACGTACGTGCCCGGCGACCGCGACGCCGCCGGGTGGTGGCACACCGACGCGCCCGCCCCCGAGAATCCCTTCGGGTTCTATGCCTATACGCGGCTCGTCCGGGCCGGGCGCCCCTCGACCTACGCGCCGATCACGGCCGTGGTCGAGCTGCGCGGCACCGCCATCGCCGGGCGGAAGAAGGCTACCGGGTTCGCGCCCGCCGAGCCCGCCGGGTTCCGGGCCGCCGAGCTGCGGCTCGTCCGGCTCATCGTCCACAAGCGGTACCTCCTGCCTTGGAGGACCCTGGCGACCGGGCTACCGATCAGCGCGGCGCAGGTCGCCGCGTCCCTCCGCGCCCAGTACGGCGTGCCCACCCGCATCGAACACCGTAAGAAGTAGGTTCCCGCCGAAAGAAACGCAACGGCCCCGGGGGTTTCGCCCCGGGGCCGTTCCCGCCCGTCGGACCCATCCCTGAAGACCACTAGAACGACTTTCCGTCGCCCGTCGGCCCGGCGCCGCCCCCGGCCCGGTATGCGGCCGCGCCCGGCCCCAGGACTTCATCCGCGAGCCGGATCAGCGCGGCGGCCAGGTCCGGCAGCCGCCCCCGGAACCGGACCCCCGGCGCCCCTGTCCCAAGGGCCGTTGTGTGTACCCGCTGGTCGTTGGGAATGATTCCCGGTTCCAGCAGCAGCACGTCGCGTTCGACCCCCAGCAGCACCCAGGCGGGGGCGCCGACGCCCCGCAGCAGCTCCAGGTACATCCGCTGGTCGGGCGTCAGGCCGACGAGGACGGTGTCGGCGCGCACGGGCCAGCGCGGGGCGTACTTCAGCTCGAGGTAGGTCGTGATCCCCGCGTGCACGTAGAAGGCGTCCGGCGTTCCGGCCGTGAAGGCGTCGGTCAGCTTGCGGCAGACGGCGAACGGCGGCACGTGCAGGCGCTCGCGGACCGCCGACCAGAAGGCGCCCTCGTTCTTCACAGGAGGCTCAGGCCGACGACGATGAAGACCACCGCCCAGAACAGGCAGCCGCACGCGGCGGCGCAGCCCGGCGTCGGGAGCGACCGCGGGGCGGTCACGCGACGGGCCGGGTCTTCAGGGCGGCGCGGATCGCGTCTACCACGCGGGGCGCCGCGAGCCCGCCCCCGGCCGCGATCCGAAACTGGTGCCACGTGACCCCGGCGCCGGTTAGCACCGTGGGGCCGAGGCGCGCCCAGGCGTTGGTGATCGTGCCGTAGTCGTGGCGGATGATGGTGACCTCGGTGGCCGTGAGGCGCGCGGTCTTGGTCCGTGGGCGGGGCATCGTGGCTCCTGGGGTGATGGGTCGCTGCGCTGAACGAATATATATTGGTATCCGTTCCGACGGACCGACCCGAATGTGAGGATGCGCCTTGTGGCACGGTTGACGGCCTCGTACCTGCTGAAGTTTGCCCCGCGTGACAAGGCGGACATCCGCCGCCTGGCGGCCCACGATGGGCAGCCCGCCGCGGCCCTGATCCGATCCATCCTGCTTCCGGCGGTCCGCCGTCGGCTGGCGAAGATCGACAGCAAGACGCGCACGTGAGTTCTGCCGTCGCCTGCCAGCCGGACCGCCTGCCCGCGGCCCTGCGCCGGTACCCGCACTGGGTCGTCTGGCGCGAGGAACCCCGGGCCGCCGACGATCCGCGCCCGGCCAAGATCCCATATGGGAAGGACGGCGCCAAGGCCAGGGCGAACGCGCCCGGGTCATGGCTCGCCTATGAGGATGCCCTCGCCCTTTACCAAGCGGGCGGCTGGAACGGCCTCGGGTTCTTTTTCTGGCGGGCGCTGCCGTACATCGGCATTGACCTTGACCACTGCCGCGACGCCGCCGACGGGACGCTTGACCTCTGGGCGCGGCAGTTTCTCGAGCACTTCCCCGGGGCGTACGTCGAGGCGTCGCAGTCCGGCACGGGGCTGCACATCATCGTGCAGGGGAAGCTCGACTTTCCGGCCGGGCGCGAGGGCGGGAAGAAGGGGCCGGTCGAGATATATGCCGGGCAGCACTACCTCGCCCTGACCGGCGTGCTGGTCGCGGGCGCCGGGACCGACGTGACGGCGGCGCCGCCCGGCGCGCTCGAGGAGGTCGCGCGGGCGTACGGGTTCCTCGACCGCGGGACGGCCCCGCTCCCAGGTGCTCCGGACGCGGCAACGCCGGACCGATCCGGGCAACCGGACGTTCCGGCGGCCCCGCCCTCGGGCGAGGCGGCACCTGCGGCGGCCGTCCTGACCGACGACGACCTCGTGACGGCGATCATGCGGTCGCCGGACGCGAAGCGCTGGCACAAGCTGTTCGGTGGTGGCGAGCTGCCCGGCGGGTCGGCGTCCGAGGCCGACTTCGAGATGGCCTCGATCCTCTGCCGCCACTCGACCGACGACGACCAGGTGGCGCGGCTGATGGAGCTATCGCCCCTGAAGCGCGAGAAGTGGCGGGCGAAGCGCGGGACCGAGTCGTGGCTGCAGTACACGATCCGGTCGGCGCGGCTCCGCCTATCGGGCGGGCACGCGGCGCGGGTCATCGGGTCAGCGACGGCGGTCTCGCTCGCCACGATCATGAAGGACCCGAACGCCCTGAACGCCCCGCCCGCCGTGATCCCGAACCTCGCCTGGGCGGGCCGCATGACCCTGGTCGCCGCCCGCGAGGGCATCGGGAAGTCCACGCTGTTCGCCGCCGCGGCGGCGGCAGTCACGACCGGTGGGCCGTGGCTCGGGGTCGCCGGGCAGGAGGCGCTGCGCTGTGCGCAGGGCGCGGTTCTCTGGTGCCTCGTCGAGGAGCACGTCGGCGACCTGGGGCGCCGCGCCATCGCGATGCGGACCGACCCCGACCGCCTCTACATCCTCGACCGGCCGGGCGACGCGCTCGCCGCCCTGCGGGCCGAGACGCTGCGGCTGAAGCCAGCGCTGATCATCATCGACACGCTGCACGCCTGGGCCGCCGAGGCCGTGACCGAAACGGCGTCGGCGGACGAGTGGCAACCGCTGATGACCGCGCTCGATAGCCTGGCGCGCTCCACGGGCGTTGCGATCCTGATGGCCGCGCAGGCGTCGAAACAGACGGGTGACTACCGCGATTCGACCGCGATAGGGCACGCCGTGGACGTGGTGCTGACCCTGGCGCGCCCGTCCGATCTCCCCGAGGACGACCCGACCCGCGACCTGCTCGTCAGGAAGGCGCGCTGGTCCCTCGACCCGGTGCGGTATCGTTATACGGTGAAGGACGATCTCGTAACGCTCGAGGGCCTGACGAAGCTGCCGCCCGCCGTGCTCGACGCGGCACGGGCCACGGCCGCGTACGACTGGATCAAGGCGAACCCGGGGAAGGGACTCGCCCAGTTGGCCCGGGGCATTCGCTGCCGCCCGAACGACGCGGAACGGGCGGCCAGCGACCTGGTGACCAGCGGGCGCGTCCGCGACGTCATCGAGGCGCACGGCGACCAGAAGTGGCACCGGTACTACGTGGCCGACGCCGTTCCGGCCGACGCCGCGGTTCCGGCAACGACGGACAAGGGAGATCGCGATGACGCGGCGTTCTAGGCGAGCACGGGTCGTCGTCGGCCGCTTCTGGCTCGGGCCGCAGGCCGTCGAGCTCGTGGCGACGGCGACCGGGAACGGCGGCCATGTCGTGACGAAGCCCCCGACGCCCGGCCCGGCGGTCGTCACCGTCGCCTGCGCTGACTCGTGGCCCGTGGTCGTTGGGCTGCTCGTCCACGAGCTGGGCGAGCTGGCCCTGCGCAACGTCGGCGGCGAGTACATCCCCGCCGTGGACGAGGCCTGCGCAACCGACGGGTATGCGTTCATGTTCAACCACGCGCAGTTTGGCGAGGCGGCGGCCCGCGTCGGCGCCCTGCTCGCCGTCGCGCTGCCCGCGTTCCGCCGCGCCTACCGGGCCGTGCACCGGGCCGAGCGGTGAACGGGTCCATCGCCTGCCGCTGCGGTCGGCCCCTGCACCGGGGGCCGAAGGGCTACGGCGCCCACGCCGATGGGTCGCCGTTCGGTGACGCCTGCCGCCCGACTGTCGCCGAGTTCCGCGCCGGGTTGGCCGAGATCACGCGGGTCCTTGACCAGCTGTCGGCGCTCGCGATCCCGGCGCGGATCGTCGGGCTGACGGAAGATACCATCGAACCGAAGGAGAGCTGACCATGCCGCGTCCCGTCCTGTTATTCCACAGCCACGCTGACCTAACCCCCGAGGTCGCTCGCCTCGCGAACGAGGCCGGGTACCTGGCGCTCCCGGCGCGCGGGCCGGTCGAGATCGCGCGCGAGGCTCCGGCCCTCGACCCGGGGCTGGTGCTCGAGAACCTGCAGCTAACCTTAAAGGTCGCTGAGCTGGGCGCCGCGAACCGCCAGCTGAACATCGCGCTCGATGCGAAGAACCTGAGCCTGGTGCGTCGCGGGCAGGAGCTCGATGGGCTCGTCGAGGCGAACAACGGCATCTATGCCAAGATGGAACGGCTCGAGGACGAGACCCGAACCCTGCGCCGCGCGGTCGGGGATGTGCTCGCGTCGGCGAAGGAACGGTTGACGACCCGGGCCGCCACCGCCATGCTGGCCGAGGCCGACGGCCGGTGGATCAGCACGCACTGGCTCGTCGCGAAGCTCAGCACCGCGCTCGGCATGTCGGCCATATGACCGCCCCCGACCCGACCCCCGCGCCCCCGCCGACGCCGCCGAAGATCCAGCTCCTCCTGGAGCTCGACCCGGCGACGAGCCTCGTCAACCTGCAGGCGCTGCAGGGCGTGATTGATGATGGGGCGATCATGGGCGCGTTTACCATGGGCCTGCTGAAGGCACACATCGTCCGGTACACACTCGCGAAGGTCAGCGAGGCGCTCGCCGCGGAAAAGAAGAAGGCGAAGCTCGTGGACGCGCAGGGCCAACCGATCCTCGGAGGAATCAAGATATGATGGTCGCCGTCCTGTTCAGCGCCCTCGCGTTCCTGGCCGCGATCACCGCGCTCTGCATCGGGATCGCTGTCTCGGTCGCGCACAGCCGGTTCCTGGCCCGCACCGCCCGGGCGTACCACGAGATGATGGACGCGCTGCAGACACCGCTCCTCGAGGGCGCCTGGTGTGTCATCGCGAACGCGGGCGGCGGCAACTGGGCGACCGAAACGCCCGAGTGGCAGGCCGCCGCGGCGCGGTGGCGGAACGACTATCACAAGTGGTTGGCCGAGTACCGGTCCACGGCGGGTGCCGAATGATCGGGCGCTTCGCGTTCGGGTACCGGGCGCAGCGGCTCGGCGACCGGCTCGGAAGCTGGATCGCGTGGCACCTGCCGCGATCCATCGCTAAGTGGTGCACGGTCCGGCTCGCGGCCCATGCGACGACCGGACCGTGGGCGAACCAGGAGGTGCCGCGGCTCACCATCATGGAGATGCTCCAGCGTTGGGACGACCCGCGGTGAACCGGCCGACGATGGACGCCCTGCTGATGGCGTTCGCCCGTGGCCTGGCGGCTCGCTCGACCTGCGGCCGCCTGGCCGTCGGCGCCGTGCTGACCGACCCCGGGCGCCTGCAGGTCCTCGGGATCGGGTACAATGGCGGGGCACGCGGCGCGCCGCACGGCTGCGACCGGCCCGAACCGGGCAACTGCGGCTGCCTCCACGCCGAGGTTAACGCCCTGCTGAAGGCCCCGGGCCTCGTCCCGAAGATCCTGTACGTGACGACCGCGCCCTGCGCCGCCTGCGCGAAGGCGGCAGTGAACGCCGGGGTCGTCAAGGTGATCTACGACCGGCCGTACCGCCTTATAGACGGGCTCGAGATCCTGCGCGCCGCAGGGGTCGAGGTCCTATACTACGGAGACACCCCCAGTGAACCCGATCCTGCGTAAGCGGACCGTGCTCGTGCTCGCCATCGGGGCCGAGGAGCGCGCCCTCGTGGACGAACTGTACCGGACGATGACCCGCCACCGCGGGGTCGGGCTCGCGGCGCCGCAGGTCGGCGTCGCCAAGCGCATCGCCGTCGTCGCGGTTGGCGATAAGGCGTTCACGCTGATCAACCCGTGGATCATCGAGCGGTCGGGCACGCAGCGGGTCATCGAGGGCTGTCTCTCGCTGCCCGGGATCGCCGCCGGGGTCCGGCGGCCGTCGCGCATTCGGTTCACGGCGACCGACGAGCGCGGCATCCCCTATACCGCCGACGCCGAAGGCCTGCTGGCGCAGGCGGTCCAGCACGAGGTGGACCACCTCGACGGCGTGCTGTTCATAGACCACATTGGCTGGTGGAAGCGGCGCCAGCTCCTGAAGCAGTACAACGCGCGGAGGCACACGTGAGCCGACCGACCTGCAAGACCTGCGTCTTCTACGTTCCGGCCGAGGGTGCCGGACACGGGCACTGCCACGCCCAGCCCCCGGCGGCCCAGGCCGGGTGGCCAGCGGTCAACACGACCGACTGGTGCGGCGAGCACACCGATCCCGAGAGCAGCCCGCGGTTTAAGGGCGAGGACGCCCTCGCGTGATCGCCGACCGCTGCCCGGCCGCCGAGGCCCCGCACGGGCTCGCCCGCGCGTCCCTGCGCGAGCCGCCCCCGGCCCCGGTCGAATCCCCGGCCGAACCGAGCGACGACGATGACGACTGACGCCCCGGGCGGCGCGACCCCGGCGGGAAGACCGGCAGCGGCGACGACCCCGGGCTGTAGCGGTCCCGGCGAGCGCGCACCGGCCCGGCCGACGGTTCGCGTCGCCCTGCGGGTCGGCGACCAGGTGACCCGGTACGACGTGCCGACGCCGATCCGGGCGCGGGACCAGGTTCGGCTGGTGACGACGCTTCTGAAGAGGCTTCAGGAAGGTCTCGCCCCGTTCGCCGACGCCCGCGGCGCGGCGATCCCGACCGTCGGGCGGACCGGAGGCTGACGTGCCCGACCCGAACCTGACGACCGCCTGGGACGACCCGACCGTGCGCGCCTACGTGCTCGAGGCCGGGTCGGGCGAGGATCGTGGGCGCCCGGCCGCCGTCGCCCGCCTGCGGGCGCTGTTTCCCGACCTGACAAACGAGGCGCGCGACGACCTGCTCGCGCGCCTCACCTGGCCAACGTGATTCACATCTAACGACGAGCCGCCCGCGGGCGGCGGGCGTATAGTGCCCTACGCGGTCGCCCCCCAGTTTGGCCCGGTCCCGATGGAGACCCGGATCGGGACGCCGGACGACAGCGGAAAGTTCTCCATCGCCTCTCTGAGCTGACCCTGGAAGCGCTTCCCGGCGTCGGACGCGACGGGCGGACCCGAGAGGTCGAGCTCGTCGTGGACCGTGAGGTGCAGGAAGGTGTTCTGCCAGTCCACGATCTCGGCCACCTTGACCATCGCCAGCTTGATCAGGTCCGCGGCCGAGCCTTGCAGGAGCGCGTTGAGGGCCTTGTGCGTCTCGACGAACTTCTCGTTCCGGTAGACCCGCCAGCCCTTGGCGCGCGCCCACTCGGCCGACCGGAACCGGCGCTTCCGCCCGCCCCACGTGACGATGTAGCCCCGGCTCGCGGCGCGCTGGACCGCCTTCTGCGAGAGGTTGTGGATCAGGTTGTCGGTCTTGCGGTGGTAGGTCTCGAGGACCCCCTTCATCACGTCCACCGAGACGCCCGCGGTCGCGGCCGCCTTCTTGAGACCGGCCCCGTAGACGATGGCGAAGTTCGTGTTCTTCATCTGCGGCCGGAATAGCTTCATCGCCCCCTCGACCGCCAGCTCCTCGGGCGAGTGGATCATCCGGATGAGCATCTCGTGGAAGTCCACGTCCGGGTTGTTCCGGTAGGCCTCGGCCAGCATGCCGCCCGCGTAGTGGGCGAGGAACCGGTACTCGATCTGCGAGTAGTCGGCCTTGGTCCACTCGAGCCCGGGCAGGTAGGGGATGAAGAGCCCGCGGATCAGCTTGGCGAGCTCGGGGTGCCGCGCGCCGGGGAGGTTCTGCAGGTTCAGCGAGCCGCCCGACGAGAAACGGCCGCTCACGGCGCCGTAGGTGTCGTTGGGCAGCTGGTGGAACTCGCCGTGGATCACGCCCTGGGGGTCGGCGTTCTGGAGGATGTAGCTGTCCACGAACGTGCCCGCGTACTTCGAGGCCTCGCGAATCTCGATGATGAGCGCCGCGATGGGGTGGTCGAGCTCGTTCAAGACCTCGGTGGTGATCGAGGGCTTCTTCGTCTTCTCGGTCCGCGGGTACGGGAGCCCGTGGGCGTCGAGGACCGGCCCGAGCTGGTCGCCCGACATCGGGTTGACGCCCGGGGCGAGCTGTTCCCAGCGGACCATCGCGGCGGCGAGCTTATCCTCGAACAGTTTCTTGACCTCCTTCGCCCGGGCCACGTCGGCGCGGACCCCGACGAGGTGCATGCGGAGGAGGATCGGGATCAGGGCGGTCTCGACACCGTAAATGGCCGCCAGGCCCTCGGTGTCGATCACCGGCCGCCGGACCTCATACAGCACGCCGGTCCCGAGCGCGTCGTGCTGGGCGTACTCGTCCATGACGCCCCACGGGACGCGCCAGTAGTTCGGCGCCTGCGCCTGCCGGGTCGGCTTCCCGCCAAACTGGGCGGCGCACCACTCGTTCAGGTAGGTATCCTCCTTGTGCAGGTCGGTGTATCGCTTCAGCAGGTTGTCGAGCGAGTACCCGCCGTCCTCGATCTCGTTCAGGATCGGGGCGACGATCCCGCCGTCCTCGTTCCCGGCGTAGATCGGGACGCCGACCCCGGGGAGCCCGTGGTCACCGGTCCCGGTATAGGCGAGCATCCGCAGGTCGAAGGCCGCGTTGAACCAGATCTTCAGCAGGTTCGGCCGCGTCAACTCGCGGGCGGCCCAGGCGCGAAGCTCTTCGACGGTGACGTTGTTCCCGCCGCCCTCGTGCGCCCAGGAGAAGTAGTGGGTCGTGGTCGCCGGGTCACGGAACCCGTTGGGGCCGGGTAGGGCGATGGACAGGCCGACCGGCCGCGACGCGAACCCGAGCCCGGCGGTCTCGGTGTCGACGGCCACGCGGTCAAACCGGGCGAGGTCAGGAAGGCAGGTCAACGAAGTTCTCCTTCTGCGGGTGGTATTCCCCGGCGTACGCGCCGGACTTGTGGCGTTCCTCGATGTTGAACCAGCCCTTTCCCGCCAGGTGCAAGACGCGCAGGACGAGGGCGTAGGCGTGCGGTGACGGGGTCAGGTTAAACGTCGGTGCCAGGTACTGCTGGAGAAACGCCTGCGCGTTCCCCATCCGGCGCCCGGTCGGCGTGTCCCAGGTGAACGTCTGGCACGCCCGCGTCCCGATGACCGCGATCCCCGAGTAGCGCGCGAGGATCGCGGCCTGCACGGCGGGATCGGTCGCCCAGCCGCCGCGCGCCCACCGGTCCTGGTCGGCCGCCGCCGCCCGTTCGGCCCGGGCGGCATCGCGGGCGGCCCGATCGATCAGGAGCGTGGCCTGGCGCGCGTCCTCCTCGGCCTGGTGGGCCTCGTTCCACAGGCGCAGGGCGTGTTCGCGGTCCCGCGCCCGGGGGCCGACGGCGCGGCAGTCGTCGCAGCGAACGAAGAAGTAGTCGCGGGCGCAGGTCGGCACGACCGACAGCTCGCGCGATAGGCAGGTGCACGGGTACAGCCGCGTGTGGTGGTGGTGGATCATGGTGGCGGTGATCACGGGGTACGTTCGGGGCCGCAGACCGCGCAGCTGATCGCGGCGGCCCGGGCGGCGGGGGTACACTCGTCGAAGATGCCGACGCGATTTAGCGCGGCCCGGGCGCGGGCGACGGCGCCGTGGTTCTCGGGCGACCGGCTCGCGATCCCGAGCGCGCAGTGCAGGTCGAGAACCTCGAGCGGCGTCAGGCCGTGATACGGCGCGAGGAATTGTGCCGACCCGTCGTGGTGTTTCCACCGCGGCCCCGCGCTCGGCGGGTCGCTGTCGTACGGCGTCTGCCGGAGCAGGTCGTGCAGCCAGGAGGTCACGCGCCCTCCGTGCGGCCGAGGTGAAGGCCCTGGGCCTTGAGCTGCTGCCGGATCTCGATCAGGTCGAACGCCCGCTGCCCGGACATGGCGAACAGCTGCCGGGCCTGGCCGATGCCGTCCCGGGCGATCCGGCCGACCTCGCGGCGACGGATCAGCTGCTCGATCATCTTGAACCGCGCCTCCAGGATCTCGGCGTATCGGGCGAACCCCACGAGCTCGTTGATCGCGTAGTCGATCACGTCGAGCTCGGGATGCCCGGCCGGTAACAGGGCCGTGTCGCCGTACTTCCTGACGGCCTTCGCGATCTCGCGCTCGCGGCGTTCGGCGTACTCGGCCGCGACCGGCGACGTCTTATCCATTGGCCGCTGCCTGGGCCGCGATCAGCGCTCCATACGGCGGCAGGACGCGGGCGGCGTCCCGGTGGGTCCGGTACGCGAGGACCGAGAGGTACATGTTCCACGGGGCCAGGACCGACGCGGGCTCGAAGTGGCGGCTGAGGATCGTGTCCCCGGCCATCTCGCCGAACAGCGTATCGAGGTCGTCGGGCGGGTACGTCAGGTCCGGCGACCGCAGGACGAACGGGTAGTGGCCCTGGTCGTAGGCCTCGACGACGGCGGCGGCCTTCGCGGCGTCGCGGTCGTAGATGTGCAGCGATCCGACCGTGTGGTAGTACCCGGCGACCGGGTCACCGACGGCACGGGCGACGTAGGCCTGCAGCTGCGTGAACGTGAACAGGTCGTACGGGAACCCGAGCCACGCGTCGTTCGACCGCATGTACACGTGAAGCTCGAGCCCGGCGGCGCGCCGCATGAACTGCAGGGTCGTCGTGCACGGGATGTCGCGCGACGGCGCCGGGGCCGGACGCCAGAACGTGACGACCGCCTGGCGCGAATCGTGGTCGTGCAGCGTGTCGATGGCCCAGCCGATCTGGTCGAGGAATGGCGGCCCGTAGGCCCCGGCGAATACCACGCCGTCGTCGGAGAACTGCGCGATGTTCTTGTTGAAATAGCTGATCGTCGCCACGTCGCGGTGGCCGAGCAAGATCCAGAGCCACTCGGCGACCGAGAACGGGTAGTTCAGCTTCCGCGCGGGCGACGTGATCACGTTCGACCGGGCGTCGGTCAGGATCAGGGTCGGGTGGCGTAGCTCGCGGGTCGGCTGCCCCCGCGGCGTGACCACCTCGCCGTAGGCAGCTGTGATCGCGAGGACCTGGCGGTACAGCTCGTCGGCGGTGCGCGCGACGATCCGGTTGGCGGTCATGCGGACTCTCCTGGGGTGATGTCACCCTGGATGATGACGAGCCCGGCGCGCATCGCGTCGGGCATCTTGACGTTGGCGACCACATCGTGGGCCGTGAGGGTCATCGTCTGCGCCTCGTAGCCCACGGGCCAGCGGCGCAGCCACCAGGCGGGCGCCCAGCGCTCCTTGAACGCCTGGACCCACGTGGCCGGATACCGGACCGTGAGCGTCTTACTAGCGAACTTGTCGCTGTAGAGCTGTAGGTCGAGTGTCAGGATCAGGCGCTCGGCCTCCTCGATGAGGCACGGCCGCAGCTCCCCGAGCAGCGGGGCCATACGGCGCGGAATGAACCGGCTGATGCTGACCCAGATGTCCTTCTTGAGCTCGACGAGGTTCATGGGAACCGTCGCGCAGGGATCGGTGTCGTCGGGGGTCGTCATTCTTTGATCGCCTCGATGAGCGCGTATGGCTCGTGGTGGTGGAACCGCTTCGCATACTGGGGGTGCGGTACCTCGACGTAGCGGACGCCCCACTCGTCACACCAGGGCGTGACGCGCTTCCGGCACCAGGCGGCGGCGATCCGGCCGAGCGCGATGACCTTGTAGGGCTCGAGCGCGTCGAGGAAGTCCGCCCGGGTCGGGCGCCCGTCGGGCCGCGTGGCGTTGACGAAGTAGAGGCGCCGCTCGCTGACCCCGGCTTCGTCGAGCTGTTCGGCCAGCCACTCATTGCAGCCGCCGCGGCCGCAGAACGGCGGGTTCTCCCAGCGTAGGCGGCCGGGGCGCCAGCGGTGCGTGTTCGGCGCCTCGCCGACGAGCAACGTGACCCCGGGCCGGAACGATCCGCCCCCGGGGCCGAGGTTCCGGGGCGGCGCCGCGTAGAGCACCCGCAGCAGCACCTTCTCCGGGGTCGTCGCCGTATAGTCGTAGACCCACGATTCAAGCGCCGTGTCGGCCCGCTCGAACCCGGCGTAGACGGCCCGGTACCCGGCCTCGTCGGGGAACATCTCGCCTCCGGCGGCCTTCCGCGCCGCCCAGTTACCGTGGGCAACGGCGAACGGCGGCAGGGCGGTGATCAGGATCGCGCCGCGCGATAGGAGGGCGCGCTCGAGCATGCGCTGCCCGGCGATCCCGAGCGCGTCGCGCCCCCGGTAGATCGGCCCGTACACCTGCTCGCCGATGTGGAACCGGTCGAAGATGACCGACCCCGGGTTCCGGCAGAGGAGGCGCATGGACTCGGTGAACGGGTCACCGGCGTACACGCCCTGGTGGTAGTAGCTGAACGTGACGCCGTGCGTGTGCCCGAGCTGCTGGAGCGCCCGGGCCAGCTTCGTCTTCCCGGCGCCGTCCGGCCCTTCGATGATGACGACCTGCCCCGTGCCCGGCTGCCTCATAGGTCGGCCCCCACGTACTCGAGGATGCTCCGGAGATCGGGCGGTTCCCAGCCCGCGGGCTTCACGATGCCCTGCTTCTCGCTCGTCCCGGCCTGCACCTTGCGCATGTTCGCCCCGTGGACCGCATCCCAGCAGGCCTGCCACGGGATGCCCATCATCACGGCGCTGCCCAGCGCCACGTACACGAGGTCCACGAGCGCATCGGCCTCGCCGACCGTGTCCTGCGCGATGAGCGCCTTCCGGTACTCCTCCAGCTCTTCTTTCAGGTGACTGAACCGCTGCGTGGCGACCTCGACGCCGACGGACCGGATCAGGGGGCCGGGACGCGGCCCCTTCGGCAGGTTGAACTTCCGGTGGAAGGCCGCCACGTCCTCGGCGTTCGTCGTCGGAATCGGCCGGGCGACCGGCACGCGGGCGCGTTCTATCGCGGCGCGCACGTTGGCTTCCTCGACGGGCGTCATCACGTGGCCTCCGCGACCGTGTCCGGCGTCCCGATGTCCTCGGCCTCGACGGGAATCAACCTGAACGGGTAGTCCTGCGCGATCTCCTGGAGGTGTGGGCCGATCAGGGCGCCCTTCCCCGCCAGGGTCATGACCGTCTTCGACACCGGGACGACGAGCGGGCCGCACCACACCGTCCAGGGCGCCTGCCCCGTGACCGTCGGCCCCTCCTCGCTGCCGAGCATGTGGGCCTCGGTTTCCCAGACACGGGTAAACCGCCGCGCCGCGGCCCGGTCATCGAGGACGCGCACGCCGACCCCGAGCCCGAGGGTCGGTGTCGCATCGAGCATGCGCGGGATCGCGTGATCATCCATCAGGTTGTCGCCCGCCAGGACCAGGGCCTCGTCGTTCAGCACCAGGTCGAGCCCGGTGAGCAGCGCCGGGGCCGGGCCGGTCGGGTATGGTTGCACGATGAAGTGCGTCGCCTCGTGGCCGATGAGCTCACAGACGAGGGCGGCGTTCGTCGGCGACACGACGACGATGACCCGCTCACAGAGCTGCTTCGCCTGCCGCACGAGCCGCGCCACCAGGGGCTCGCCGTTCACGACCAGCAGGGGCTTCAGGCCGGTCGGGACGATCCCCGCCAGCCGCCGACCCTCGCCCGCCGCCAAGATGACCGCATCAATCGCCACCCTGCTCCTCCTTATCCCAGGCTGCTGTGATCGTTGGGTCCGCCGTCACGCGGCGGACCACGTGGGGAAATGCCGTCCGCTCGCGGCACCCGGCGCAGGCGCGCGACCGGCGCCCGTGCTGGAGCTGCCAGCGGTATCGCATGTAGCCCTCGCCGTTCCAGATCTCGACGAGCGACTGCGTGTTCGCGTCGCCGACGACCGTGGTGTTGCCCGGTCGTTCGGCCTGCTGGGGGTCCACGATGCAGCAGTGGATCACCTTACCGTTCCACAGAACGACGATGTGCCGCGACGGGCGCCCGCACGGTCCCTGGAGCTCGCGCCGCAGGCGGCCCGGGATCGCGCCCTGCTCGCGGTCAATCCGCTCGTCCTGCCAGTCGTGGAGCCCGGTCGGGTTCCGCTGGTCCTGGACATGCAGGATCTTCGCCGTCCCGCTATATTGCCGCCACATCGCGCCGCCCGCCTTCCCCGCGACGGCGAAGGACTTTGGCCAGCGGGCGCGCGGATACAGCTCGTGGACGCGGGTCATGATCGCCACGTGCCGCGCGTGCTGCTCGGCGGTGTCGTAGGCGTTCAGGTTGAACACCGTGCACCCGGCCTCGTAGATCTCGATGATCTTCACGGCGGCCTCGTCCACGGTCAGCTTCGAGATCACGTCGCCGTTCGACGTGACGTGGATCGTGGCGCCCGGCGCCGCCGCCCGGAGCTGGCGGAGGCGCGGGAGGATCTGCTTGTCCATCAGCGGCTCGTTGCAATTGAACCACTGCACGACGCCCTTCCAGCGGAGCGCGGCGAGCTCGTCGCAGAGCTTCGTGTACAGGGCGTCGGACATCAGCCGCAGGGCGGTCGGCCGGTTCCTGACCGCGCAGAACCCGCAGGCCCGCGTGCAGGTGCTCGTCGTCTCGAATGTGATGCGTGTGAACAGCGGGTACGGTTCGGCGCCCCCGAACGCGACCGGGGGCTGAGACGGCAGGGACATGAATCCGGTCTTCATCGGCCGATCTCCTCGAGGCGGGCCAGCGTCGAGGCGACGCCGCCACGTTCAGCGGTGAACCGCGTGATCAGGTGGCGACGCTGCGCCGCCACGAGCGTTTCCCAGGCGTCCTGGTTGGTGATGATGTAGGCGAGCCGTTCCCAGAAGACCTCGACCGTCGGCACGCGGAGCCACGTCGCGAGGAGCCACTCGTCCTGCGTCTGCGCGTCCCGGTGGTGGAGCGGGATGACGTGCCCCTGGTCGTCGTACCCCGGGTGGAAGAAGCAGACCGTACCGACGGCGAACATCTCCCAGGGCTTCGATGTCGCCCAGCCCGACCCGGACGCCGGGAAGGTCATCGTCGCCTTCCACAGGGCGCTGAAGGGCAGCACGTCGGCCTGCGCGATCCGCCGAACCGGCGCGGTCCGGCCCATCTCGGCGAGCCCGGCGTCGGTCCAGGCGCCGTAGAGCTCGATGCCGTCCACGTCGTCGGGGCCGACCCACTCGCGGATCAGGGCGGCGCGGCCGTTCTGCGCCGCCCGCTTGTTCTCGTTCGCGATGAGCCCGAACGCGGCCCGGTCCTTGAACGCCGTGTTCCCGTGGACCCAGGTCATGGGGTCGGTGACCCCGGTCAGCTCGACGGCCCCGTAGGTATAGCGGTAATCGGCCCGGTTGAACACGTCGCCGCCCTGCCAGAAGACGCCCTTGCGCGTCTCGTCGTACTGCGCGAGGATCGGCCGGGACGGCGGCGCGCGAAAGTCGTGGAGCGCGAAGCGATTGCGCGTATCGCCGCAGAGCCAGATCGCGTCACGGTCGGGGTGCGCGGCGCGCCACGTGTTGACGAGCGCCGTGACGTAGGCCGCGTAGCGCTCGTCCATCTGAAGCGGGATGATCGGCCCCGACCCGTCGAGCTTCGGGAGCGGGGTTGCGGCCCCGCCGATCTGCCCGAGCCAGATGACGAGGGCGTCGAGGCGTTCAGCCCACGGGGCCATCGCGGCCATCTCGGCGTCCCGGCCCGCCGTGTGGGCCGCGGCGAGCGTCCCGTCCCACCACGGGGCGGCGAGCGGGACCGCGAACCCGGCGGCCCGGGGGTCGGAGCGCGTCTTCCCGATGATCGTCCACGCGTCGTGGGGCCGTGCGGCGAGGAGCCGGTGGAGCGAGTGAACCACGTCGAGCTGGCCCGTGGTCGCGTGCGTGAGGCGCGGTTCCCACGACTGCCCGATCTTAGCGAACCCGATGTTCATCGTCCGTCCTCCCCGGCGCGCCCCGACGCCAGCGGTTCGAGGTAGCGCACGGGCTTGCCCTGCGCCGCGGCGTATTCGATCTCGCCGCGCGTGCTGGCGCCAACGTAGCCCCCGATGTTGAGGACCAGCACCTCGTCCGCGAGGTCGATCTTCCGCTTATGCAACTCGTCCAGTGCTGCCTTCTGGCTAAGTGGGTAGCCAGCATTGGTCAGACCGATGGCCTCGCCGTGCTCCTTGGCGTGCGGGTAGAAGCCAACCGACAACACGATCCTGCCCGCCATCGTCTCATCGTAGTTCGCACGCTGGAATGCCTCGTAGAATCGCGTCGAGCCGCACAAGCAGACGATTTTCGGGCGGCCGGTCGCGGGGGCCGCCGCCAGCCGCCGCAGCTCGTCGAGCGCCGCACGCTTGGCCTCCCGGCCCTGCCCGTCCGTGGTGAGTAGGATGCCCTCAAGTTCGTGTTCGCGGTCGCCCACGCCCGGCTCAGGAATGGTCATAGCCGCACCTCGTAGTTGGCCGGTACAAGTAGCTTGAACTCAGTCCACAATTCTCCCGATAGGCCAGCCAGTTCCAGCAGTTCGGCGCGCTCCCGCGAGGCCAGC